TTGCCCTTGCCGTGCTTCTCCTTGGCTTCCTCGATTTCATCGATGCCGGTGTCTTGCATGAGTGCCGTCATGTAGACGTGAGTCTGTAGGTCGAACTTCAATTGCCGCTGCATTTGCACCAAGTCGATCTTGGTTTTGGTCTTGTTCTCCTTGAGCTGGATATGCCCCTTGACCAAATCGACGCTATCGAATTTCCCCTTGAGGTACACCACCCGGCCTGATGGGAGTTCGTAGGGAATGTGAAATACCCTCTCCTGCAAGATGGGTTCGCGTTTCACCACGTCTGGGTGCGCGGACCAATAGCGGACGTATTCTGGGAACTGAGTACAAACGATGCTGGCCCACTTGTGAATCTCGCCACGCTCTAGCGGAAAGCATCTATCCAGCTTGGTCACGTATTCCGTTAGTCTACGTTCACCTAAAGACCCGTCATGGCATTCTTTTTCGGACCCGGCAAACGCTTCTTCCAAGACATGCCACATGTTGCCGAATTCAATCGCGCGATTGAATCGCGGTATGGGCTGCCATCCTTCCACGAACTGGACCCTAAACCGTTCACGGCAGGATAGGAAATGGTTAATCATCCCCTGCGTGATGCCACCAAGTCTAGTCGAGTCTTCCGGCCCCTTCCATAGTGCTTCCGGCTCGGAGGAGGTTTTCAATCGCTGTGCTAGTGAAGGCATGTTGCCCGTCCTTTCGGCTGAGGTGTCTACGTCTATTTTACCGTGTCTGACTACGTTACTCGCGCGAGTAGAACTGTCTATCCGTCGCATTGTCTTTCAAATTTCACTTCCGCCAACACCACTTTGAACTGCTTACTGGTACAAAATTCTTGTTTATTACGGACGTTGTACGACTCTACTTGGTCACGATATTCATCGAACGCCGTAGCATAGTCTTCTGCCTGAGCAATCAAGCGGATGTCCTTGAACGGATACTTGCCGCAATCAATGACCATGTACATCACGCACTCCTGATATCTGGTTCCAATGCCGCTGCCTTCTCCAACGCTTCGATCATGGGCAGTGGGTTGCTCTCTTCGACGAATGCTCCGTAAGAAGATTCTTTAAAAGAACAATTCTCTTCATCATCGCACTTTTTCGACAACACTTTGAATAGAGGGCATGCTACACACTCGTCATTAATAAAGTGGTAGCACAAGGCGCAGGTAGAGTCGTCAATACTTAGCGAAGGGTAGTCCCCATCATTTTCTTCAATGAAGAAATCTCCTTGGGACAGTGCGTGCTTCTCTAGGTTCTCTTTCGTCAGCCCCCTCCACTTTCGTAGCGAGTGCTGCACGGCGTCCTCAACAGGAACCTCGTGGGCTGGGATCGGGTAAAACTCCGCTTTCCATGTCTCTAGGCTCATGATTCACCCCTGAAATAGATTGTGAGGAACAGTCCTAACGCTATGACGAGAGCAGCCCCTACTGTGTACATCACGTTTCTAAGATTATCCCACCCTGAGGTAGACAGATTTTTGCTCTGATCATGAGCCGCACAAACAAACGCACAGACAACGAGAAGAGCTGGCACGCACAGAATCGCCAATCCTACCCAGAACAAGTCAATCGTTATCACGTTCCACCTCCAATTTTGTACAGGGCGTTTTGAAGTACTGCTACCACCTTTTTTACCATCAATGGACGATTGGGAACCGGGGTTTGTAGGATCGCACTGGGGTGAGCGATGTGGACGATTTCATGGGCTTCGCTAGCCATATCCACGGATAGGTGCAGCCACTCCTTCGAGAGCGAACCCACGCACACGATGAGCTTGGGCCTGCACATCTCCACCATCTCTTTTACCCGTGGCGAGCATTCCTTGATTGCTTTCTTGGGTGGACGATGGTCCTCCGTTTCCTTGGCCTCTTTCGGGAAACACCCCACGATGTTCGTATAGCAACGGGTGTAATCGCATTCCATCGATTCCCATACCGATTCCACGATCTGGTCAAGCATCTTCCCAGCCGGACCCACGAGGGGCTTGCCTAGTAGGTTCTCGGATTTACCAGGGGCTTCCGCGACGAATAGCACATCACAAGGGATTTCTCCTCGCGCGAGTACAACTCTGTTTCTATGCTCGGCTAGGGGGCAGGCTTGGCAGTTGGACCACTTGGCTACGTGGGCCTTCCATGTGTCATTGAGGCTCACAACTCCCCCTCTCGTTTGCGTCGGCAATACTCGGCGATTAGTGCCGCATCTGCCGTGGCCAAGGTTATGGTGTCGTTCGGAAATAGCTTCATTGCTTCCGCGCGGAGTCGATTCTTCCACTCGTTCGTTGCCTCACCACCCACCTTCTTCTTCACCCTCTTGCCCTTGTTCTTCCCCTTGGTGATGACGTGATCCACGGTTTTGGTGTGGGGCTTGCGTTTGGGGATTCCTAGAGCCTTTTGCCACACCCCCGGCACGATCTCCTCGAATGGAATACCGGCAGCGACGAGGGCCATCCTGAGTGCCCCGTAGCTCCGTCCGAACGAGAACATGGATGCCCCAGTATTCCCGGCCCCTCCCACGTAGCCGCTAACCTTTTCGAGCGTGGCAAATGCTCCCCCGCTTTTGCAAGCGTCCTTACCCAAGCTCTTCATGAAATCCCATAGGGAGTGATCGGTGAACGATTGGTAGGACCGATCCATCTTCCCATTGCGAATCACCACGATGCCCCCGCTATTGCCGGGGTCCACCCCGATGTAATACTTACTCAGCGTCGGCATTGGTTTTCTCCGTTACATGCACCGTGAAAGACTTCGACCCTTCTTTGATTCGTACCGACTTGCCGTGTCTGCAAGCGGCATTGCGTATCTGTTGCGGCATGGAGGATCGTGGGCAGGTGTAATCAATGCCATGCCGCAGCTTAAACGACTCTTTGGCGAACAGCTCTTTCCACTTATGACGCATGGCCCGTCTCCAAGCTATCGAGAACCGCGCGGGCGTGATAGCGTCGGTCCATGTTCTTGATGATGTTCTCCAAGCTGTTCACCGGCTCCGCTTCGAGCAGGCACTCCACCGCCTCAACCAACCTGCCTTGATTGGTCTTGAGGGATTGGATTTTCAAATACAGAGCATAGCTATCGTGTTTACGCATTTTCCCATTCCTTTCGTGGGCAGAACCATTCGTCTTTGAGGAAGTGACCGATGGCTACGATGCCACCGCCCAAGCCCTCGTGGAGAACCCGAATGGGTCGTCCTTCGATCTTTTCCCATTCCTCAACTCCGCACACCTTGGCACACCGGACAATGAACTCCGCAGCGTACCCCTTTATGAACATCACATTGTTCTCGTCTCGTCTACCGAGCATGTAGCCACCGAATCCACAACCTCCGCTGCCGAACTCCGTGAACAACCACCCCGATAGGCATCCGTGATCGGCGATGCTTAGGGACACGCTCGTAACGATGGCGTTATCCACCGCAAGCTTTCTTCCGCTTCGGTCTGTTGTTGGCAATTCATCGAACTTCATTTTCCACCTCCGTTTGTAGTCGCGCGAGTAGAATTGAGCAATTCGTTTCCCATTTTGCATTCCTTTCCGTAAGTCGTTATTGTGCAATGGTTTGAGTTGGCATCCGTTTTAAGGCCCCTAGCGTGCGTTTCTAGGCACTCCAAGGTCAAGGCGTCCGATACCCCTACTTGCCCTCTCCGAATGCCTGGGGAGTGGCAAAATAGGGGGTAGAATGTGTGTTTTCTAGGTCAAGTTAGCGGCAGTGTCTTCGTCGTCCTGTCGTTGATTGGACTTGGTTTGTGCGTCGTTTTTCAACGTCCACAAGCCTCTTGAGATTCTACTAAACATGTCTTTTCTTCGGAACAAGCAAGCGTAAACCGTATCGGCCAACAGGTGTATGCTTTTGTTTTTCGTCTTGTAACCACCCTCAGCTAAAATCTTGGCTATCTCCAAGGCTTTCATTGGCCGATTTTGTTCCTTGAGAATTTCAATGGCGGCGTCCTGAATGTTGTGGAATATTTTGAATCGGTGGCACACCTCTGGGTCAGAGTTTTGTGGAGGCAGACTGCTTCTTAGATAGGCTATTAGCCTGCGTAAATTTTCGGTTTCAGCCTCGGCGGCAGACAGGTCTATCTCCGCTTGCTTTAGAATGCTGGCCTTAGTTTCGGCATCCATTTTCATCACCATGTAAAGTCGCGCGAATCGTGTAATCGTTTAGACGACGTAGCAAAGCTCCTCAATGGCTCTGGTTATCATCACGTACCGCAGGTTGTTGTTTTGCTCACGCTCCCAGTCCGCTTGCTTTTTGCGTTGGAAGCGTAGGGATATGGGGTCGAGAATAAATACCCGGCGTGCCTCAAGCCCCTTGGCCTTGTGACCGCTGGAGAATCGTACCCCCGGACTCTTGCGATCATCCGTGAATACCGAGTCGATCTTGGTGAGGATTTGCGTCGTGTTGGTCACGCCGTCGGAGAAGGCAAGGATGCAGTCAGCCTTGTCTTGTAGACCGACGATGCGATTTTCGTTGGGGTGTTTTTTCGCTTGCTCCTTCTCAATCTCGGCATGCAGCCAATCATCAAGCTTGCCCACGAACTCCGCTATCGGCATGGGCTTGTCGCCGCCATCGTATTCCTTGCCTGCCAACTTGCGGATGAGAGAGCTAAGCCCCTGCCCCACGTCTCGACCCTGAATGTTAGCTTTGATGCCACGCTTCAGGAATTTGAAGCATTGGGATACAAGCGGGGCATTGTGGCGGCATAGGACCATATCACCGGCCTTGACCAATGGCCCGTAGGTTTTCTCCCACGGCAATTCTTCGAGTCCGTCAATGGTCTTTTGCAGCGTGTACAAAGCTTCGGTGATGACGCCTTCGGGGTTGCTCTCGTGGGCCTCAAACGCTGGCACGTAGGCTTGAGCCTCTTTGACGATGGCCTTGCCGCACCTCCGAGTCACGGTTAGGGGGATGACTTGTAATCCGCGCGGAGAGTTGCCCAACCGTTCATGTAGACTTTCCATTGATTTCGAGTCGCTGCCCGCAAAACTGTAAATGCTTTGCTTTTTGTCGCCCACAAAAATTAGACGCTTGCCGGAGCGTAGGGCTAGCTCTTGCTGGACCTTACTCAAATCCTGACACTCATCGACAAGCAACATGTCATATTGCTGCATCGGCAGGTCCAACGCTACCGGCAGCCAGACCATATCGTTGAAGTCGATGAGGCTATCCCTACTAACGTCCTTGCACCGTTCGATGACCTGTGGGATGAGGTCGAGAATCCGCTCCCTACTGCCGTTCACGTCGATGTCGTAGTATTCGATCAAGTCGTTTAGACTCGCGCGAGTAGAAATGCCTTCTTCATCCGTCTTGGGCAGCCCCATGCAAATCAAATTCATCTTGGCCAGGGCTACCAGCGTCTCCGTGGTGCGGACCAATGCAGATAGCTTGGGGTCCTTACGTACCGCTCGGCTATCGACCCCAAGGATATCGCATAGGAAGTTATTCACCCTCCACTTGCCACGATCCCCGGCGTCTACCCGTGGGAATGACTTTCGGATCGCGCGGAACCCCAGCGAGTGCATGGTCAGGGCCTCCACCCCTTGTGGCACTCTAGATTGCAATTCGGTAGCGATGGCTTTGTTGAACGCGCACATGCCAACCGTTTTGGCAACTCCCCTGCTCAAAGCCATCGAATCCCACACTTGACGCTGTTGAGGAGAGGGAGTGAGTTTGCTTTCCCCGCCCATGACGTAATGCAGCCCCTCGATCAGTGTGGTAGATTTTCCCACGCCCGCGAACGCTTCCACGATGACGTGGGGGGCGTTGTCTTCCTTCGTGGCTAGGCGTGATGCCAGCCCTGATTTAGAGGACGTTGGCGAGGATGTAACCGATGAAGGCGAGAGCGATTCCACCGATGGAACGGGGAAAGGGCGGCTTTGCTCACCCTCCGATTTCAACGCTTGCTTGATTTCCTTTTCTTCCACCTGCTCGCAGATGGCAACCCGATGACCTTCCCGCAGCAACTTGTGCAGGTAGGTTTCGAGTTGGTGGTAGGGGAACCCCGACATAGACAATTCCGCGCGGTTCGTTACCGTCAAGCCGAGAACCTTGCCTAGAATCTTGGCGTCTTCGTTGTAGGCTTCATAGAAGTCGCCCATGCGGAATAAGCAAATCATTTCTGGATGCTTAGCCTTCGCCTCTTCCCATTGCTTGAAGACGTTGGACTTGCTGAACGAGGTGTCAATCACCACGTCAGAGGGCTTTACGCTTTCTGTTGAGGGTTCGGAAGATGTGGATGGAGCGACAATAGAGGCAGGTTCCTTCTCCGTCGCAATCGCAGTGACCGTAGGGGTAGGGTTTGGGCAATTCTCACCCTCCAGCGAACGGAACTTTGCCGCCGACTTGAATACCGTCTTGCGATTGGTGGTTAGGTTGGTGACGTGGTAGCGTGTGCCGCTGGAGGTGTCGTCTATTGCATCGACTCGAACGGTGGTGAGCTTGTTGTTGACTTTGGCTTGATACGTGCCGCCGACTTGGATTTGATCTGCTTCCATCTCTCGACTCCTTGTTTACCCCACTTGGCCCCTGCGAATAAGTTTCGCGTGGAACATCACCAAGTGGTGGTTAACTCGTCTCAAGTAGTATACCACTTCTTTCGAGAATAGGTATACCTATTTTTCCGGAATTGCGAAATTAATTTTCGATAGCGGGCAGAGGGAATCGAACCCTCGTCCTCGACTCAATAAAAGCCGACTCTACCATTGAGTTATGCCCGCTCGATGCTACTTTTTCCGTTCCTTGACCTTGATGGAATTGCTCACCTCATCCTGCGTGGCCAAGCCGATGCGTAGGCCCTTTTCCTTGAGGCGTGCGAAGTTCTCGTCGAGGTCTTTGATCGGGAACCGGAGCAGCATCATGCCGTTGTGCTTGTCCACCTCCGTGACCAATCCAAGTTCCAGGGCTGCGGTCTGGGCTTGGTCCTGCCAGATGGTAACGCGGTTGGGTCCGACATAGAACAAGAGCAGGTCGGGGTGTGCGGCTTGTAGCGTGGCCACGTCTTCCCGTGCCTGATCCGCCTTGCTCTTTTTCTTTTCCGGTTTTTCCTCGGTCGTATCGGGTTCGTCTTGGCTGTCCTCTTTCTTGCCGCCTAGGTCGATTCCACCAACTTTGGGGAACTCGATCAGCTTCTTGTGGCCGTCTTCATCGGGGTCGCTGTACTTGAGTTCCAAGCTCTCCACCTTGATTTTCTTACCGGCCTTGAAGTCATTCCATGCCTTGAGGACGATGCCGATCTTCTCGTTGGAGCTTGGGTTGCCCTCCCCGTTCTCGTTGTAGAGTCCGGCTAGCGCGGTTCGCACTCCATCCATCACTTCGCTGCCGCCAGCCATCAAAGTCCAAAACTCTTGAGCTTTGTCCCAGTTGTCCATGTTGAGGGTTGATTCCTTGCGTCCCTTGGCTTCGTATTTCTTAGGGTCACTATCGCTAGCTGCCATGAGGTAAAGGAACGCGCTGGCGTAACCCGCTGGCATGCGTGCCGAGTTGATGGCCCAGTTAGAACTGTATTCGTCCCAAATGTGCTTGACCGCGTGCTTGAGCTTGGGATGACGTTCCACGAAGTCGCACGCTTCGGAGTTGGACAAGTGCGGGGTCAATTCATCGTCCTTGGCTCCGGTTCGTCCCCACAGCAAGCGAATGGCGTTGCCCATCATCTTGGTTAATACCTTGCGATCCGCTGAGGAAGCTTTGGCGAATAGTGTGGTGTCGGTGCAGAACACGTCGCCGAGATCGCGCGGACGAACATTGTCGAGCGTGCGGGTAACGTGGGGGTGTTCACCGATGCCGTAGACGAGTAGGCATTCCATCGTCGGCTCGGTCTCCCATTTCTTCTTCCAGTGATCGGCTTGCGGTCCTGCCCACGTCTCCGCAGCCTTGCACAAGGCAATCAATCGATGCTGGCCGGAGAGAACTTGCCCAGTCGTGCTGATGTTGACGGTTTCCCCGTTAATCGTCATGCCCTCACCGTTGCGGCTATCGGCCCAATTGCGGTTGAGGATGTCTTGGGCTAACTGTGCGGACCAGCTATCAGTATAGGGCCGATTGTGCTGGTTATTCTCGCATCGGACCTTCTTGCCGGTCAAGGTGGTCAACCCATCCGGTACGGATTCGGTAACGCCTTCCCCCTCTTGCCAGCCCAGCAACTCCTTGGCTTGGGCCACGGTGAGGGCGTTGTCGCCTAGACGTAGCTCGGTTCTCAATTCTGGGTGGATGACGGCCCGGTCGCTCTTGCTAGCGTTGGACTTCTCGGTGGTCTTGTTTCGTGGCGGCATAACTGATCTTGCTCCTAATTGGTTTTTACTCGCGCGAGTAGAACTCACGAAAATAGTGATTCATTGGTGACGGTTACAGGCTTCTTCGGGCGATTCAGGATGGTCGGGTCGTCCACGATGGACTGCTTGCAATGGACGCACACGGGAATCTCCTTGGCTATTTCCGTGTGCGCGGTGGGCTTGCCGAAGATGTCCTTACGGTATCGCATGATCGTATGCTTGATCTGCAATTGCCCGTGCGGCACATGTCTTCGGCAAAGTTGGCATCGATAAGACACTTATTCCCCCTCTCTAGGATTGTTTCTTTTCGAGTCTACCACACATGGCTAGACCTTCTTGCGCAGAATTCTTTTCCCGCCACCACAACGTTGGTACTTGATTCCGTCCTCTTCCGTGTCATGCTCGCGGCCCCACATCAGCATTGCTTGCAGGTTCTCGCGGTCGTCCTCGTCGTCGAATAGGGACGATTGACGCTGTTCGAGCAGGAGTTGACGGGCCTCACGAATCTCCTGAGAGGTGATTAACCCGAACAATCGGTTCTGTGCGCTGACGGTTTCTTTCTCTTTTTTCTTGAACATGGTAACGTCCTTTCTACTTAGGGTGGGGGGGCGAAAATACGTTTCTAGTCGCGCGAGTTCAACTCAACTCGGCAATTTCCTTGTGTTCGTCTTCGGTCAGGTCACGCTCGCCATTCAGGCGGATCAGCTCGGCCAAGCGGTCTTGATTCACGGCCTTGATGCACTCCGGGCCAAATCCTCGCTCGATTGATTCCGGCGTGGTCAGTTTCTTGCCGCAACGTCCGCACTTGCCTTCGTGATGCACGGCAAACCCCTTGCTCTCGAATGCGTCGTGGTCATTGCAGGCGATGCGGGCCATGACGCGATTGAATAGTCGTACCGGATAGGACGAGGCCGATAGCTGGCTCTTGGCGGTTGGCATGACCTGGAACGTGTAGGTGTCCAGCTTGCCCACATAGCTATAGTCGCTGGTGTTGTCCGCACCCGTGAGCAGCTTCACGAAGTAGGCCGGTTTGGGATAGCGTTCGTTCGGTTCGGTTGCGGTAATCCGATAGGTGCGATGACCTTGATCGGGCGTCTGGATGGTGAAGGTTGCATCGCCTGCGAGAAGAAATTGCGAAGTGAGTTTCATCTGACCGCATCGTTGATTTATTAGACCTACGATGCCCGTGTTGGTAAGCTGTCCTGTATCTTACTTGAAGTAGTATAACACTTGGCTGGCGATTGGCAACGGGATGGGCGAATATTTTTCGGAAATTAATTGAGTCCCAACGCTTCGGCCAGCTTCTCTTCAGCAATCCGTTTGGCCGTCTCTCGTGCTTCCGGCCCCTTGCCACGTCCGCTTTTGGTCTTGGGGCGGTAGAGGTCTTGGCTACGCCAGAGGATTTTAACGCCGCGTTCGTTCATGTAGCCGTTCTGACCGACTTCGCATTCGACAACTCGGTATTCCCATCGGCTATAGCCCTGAATGGAAGGGCGGCTGATCAAAACCGTCTTGATCGTGCGTTCGTTGCGAGAGATGCGATTGCTCATGTCTACGTCCTTTTGTTAGATGTCTCGTTTGCCTTACGTAATCAATATACACTTATATTCGTCTAAGTGCAAGGGGGGATTTGAGAATTTTCCGAAAATAATTTCGGTAACATGAATTGGTGAGTACACGAAAACTAACGACCCCCGACCCACCACCGGAGCAAGAGATGGACGGGAAGGGGGTCGCGTATTTTCGCAAGCATCTTGCTTGCTGATTAGGGATCACCTCCTAGGAAATGGGTATCTAGCGTGAGCCGCATACACATCACCTCCCTTCCGCGTTAATGGTCCTCTCGGTCGAAAATCTCCTCGTAGCTGCCGCACCAGTCCGTGGGCAAGGTCAAGGGCCAAACTCCATCGCCGCATGAATCGCGCGAAGGAGATAGGACACGGCATAGACCCTTGTCTGGTTCCGTATGGTACAGCAGCTTCCAGAACTTGCAGCTTTCGCATTGCTCCTTCATGGGCCGCTCCTTTACGCACAATATTCCTGTACCGATCCGATCAATTCAGGGCTACGTCCTGCCGTCGTGGTCAAGATCGCATGCTCGATGGCTGCCCCACCGAATCGCGCATATCCGAATAGTCCATAGCGTTCTCGAAGTGCCTTGCGGGTTTGACCACTAACCGCCAATCGTGCCAGCATGGAACCGGCTTGGGCTTCCGTGTGAATCTCCTGGGGCGTCTTGTTGCACGCCTGCAAGATCATCGTGATGATCGTGATAAAGATGGTCGGGTCGAATCCCACCGGGGCAGCGGTCACCCCCGATTTTGCCAAGTAGGTTTCCAAACACTCGTCACTAAATTTCTTCAAATCGTCGTTCATGGTTGCTCCTAGGGTGAAAAAATATCGGAGTCGGATTACGGTAACACACCGCCGTAGGCACGAACCAACATCCATGCTGGTTCCGACTCCGCCATTAACCCCATTTCACCAAGGGGAATGGTCGCTTCTAAATCGATGGTATAATAACGTATATGATTGAGTAACACTATACCCAAAGGTGTGGCATGCCAATTCCAATCACATACGTTAATTGCTCTCATTGCGGATCGTCTTTCAGGCCTGAAAGACGATCTAGGTAAAGTCAGGACAAAGTATTCTGCGACAAAAATTGTCAAAAACAATACTTCAACCACGATGACCGAATTTGGGAGAACATCAATAAAACGGACGGGTGTTGGTACTGGACTGGAGTTGTACACCCTACCGGCTACGGTATGTTTCGTAAACGACAAGCCCACAGGGTTGTTTACGAAAAGCTTGTATCCCCAATTGATGTCGGAAAAATCCTTTGTCATTCCTGCGATACCCGGTCATGTGTTAACCCAAAACATTTAGTCGAAGGGTCTCACCAAGACAACATGGACGATATGGTGTCTAAGAAAAGACAATCTAGGGGTGGTAGGGCAGGTAACACCAAACTCACCCCTGAGATAGTGGTTAAACTTAGATTCCTATACGCATTAGGCGGAGTAACCTATCCATCGTTGGCCAGACAGTTCGGCTACACAATTCAACTGGTTACTAGAGCTGTTACCCGAAGAACTTGGAAAAGCATACCCTAATGCCACCAACTATAGCCTCCACATCGGTTGCACGTATGTGTATGGCTGCCTGCCGTTGGTCCACGTCCGCTAATGATGTACTGACTGGCTCCACATCGGGGGCAAGAATGGCTAGGATTGTACGGGAGACCTCCCGTGCTTGCCCTACCTTCAGGTTGAGCAGTTTTGTACGCTTCTCGTTTGTTGGACAAGTCGAAAGGGTTCTTGGCTAGACGCCCTCACCTCCTTCTTTGAGAGAGACTTGATAATGTCGTCTCTACTCGCGCGACTAGAAATGGTTGCAACCCAATAGACGTTTCCATCCTTCTCCGGCCTGGATACCACCGTACACTCCTTGGGATAGCCCTCCAAGGTTTTTGAGAAGGTGACGATGGCACAATCGATGGTTTGACCATCCTTGCCTACGTAAACCACTAAGGGCTTGGCGGTCCTTACACTCTCCGCCATTGCCTCTTGGTAGGAAAGCTTCATCGGTGGCACTTGAGGTGGGGGAGGAACCCCTTGGCTTAACATCAAGGCTAGTAAGAAAATCATGATGACCTCCTATGCGATGGATGCCGTGGTGGTACGCATGCCGATTGCCCCATTGGGGATTGCCTTGCTGCCTTGCAACACCCCTAGACCGAACCTACCCCAATCCTTCCAACTGTTGAGGATGAGGACACCCCAGCTTCCTCTTTCGATTCGTACCCACCGGATCGCACATACACTGTGGCTCCAATGGTTGTAATCGACCGCGCATGGTTGGTTGCGGAAGAGGGAGGTTGCCAGTTGAGCCTTGGTGAGATTCTGATCGTAGACCTGTCGGGTAAGGTCCGCCCAATCCTCTACCGTCTTGTGCAAGGCACAATTGGCACGCATGGCTGGGGTATCGTTGCTCAAGCTGCGCGAATGAATGGGCCAAAAGTCCGTTGAGGGATAGCCTACATCTCGTGCGAATTTAGCCGATAGACCACACCATCCACCCTCATCCTTGCCTCCCTTGATGATTGCAGCCGGACCATGTGGATTGAGGCGTACCATCGGTTGACCGCTGGCCAATCTGCTAATCATCATGGCGTGGCCGATGGAGTATGCCCAGCAATAGCCGTGGCCATTCTGATCAAGGTTGACGAATGCCGGTTGACCATTGGGAAGGAAGATGTGTTCCAAGCTCGATTGCTGAGCCTCTTGCTCGTCATACCAAGCATCCCAATCGGACTCGGCGATTAGCTTCATCTCCGTTGGTGGAGCGAACATTTCTTGGGGGTAGATGTTGTAATCGCGCTCTACGTAGCCATAGGTGGCCCCGGTTGGGAATTCGATATCCTTCGTGGATGGATCGTCGTTGATGATGGGGATGACCCCTTTGTACATGTTCATTATTCACCTCCAAATTTCTTGAGTAGAGCGATTGTGTCCGCTACGCTATTGGGCAAGGCTTGCTCTACCCAGTTGGTTCCATTTCCTACGGCAATCCACGGGATGCTGGTACGGTTGCGTTTCATGGCGTTCTTCCACAATGCTGACTCTCCGTCCATCAATGTGTTCACGTCGTAGATGCGTCGTTGTGGAGTGCCGTTGATCATGACGCATTTGGAATTGAGATAGTCTCGAACCGTCTTGCCGTATATGACCGAATAGTGTTCCTTGGTAATCTCTCCGTTGTCTTGAAACACGATGAGAACGTGCAGGCCGGTTGCTCCGTCGAATGGTCCCTTATCGGTTGGTACTGGAGGTTTGGGCTTGGGGTCTGGCTCTGGGCCGGGAGGGGGCATCGGTCCTTGACCGGCCACGATTCTCCAGTAAACCGGATCAATCAGCTTGCCATTTACCGTACATGCCGCTTCGATGAAGATATCGCTACTATCTTTCGCGCGGACTATTACCGTATCGCCAAACACCTTTACATAACTGGTTGTATTCGGGGAACCCCACACCTTGAGGTCTTTAGCTCCCTTGCCTAGCATCACCCTCACTTCTACTGGATCACCATTCACATCCGCCTTGGTAGCCCCCGTGAATTTGATTGGCGATAGCGGGTCGGCCTTGGGGTCTTTTGGATCAATTGGAACGATGACGGGCTTCTCATCGACTTTCTTGGACAGGGAGAGAATGTCTTCCCTCAATCCGACCATGCTCTTGTCCAGCTTCGTCAGTCCTTCCGTGATCGGCTTGAGGTCGATGACTACTTTCGGCTCCACTACCGGAACTACGGGAGGAGCTGGTGCTTCTGAGCTCTTGGTGGCTACATAGGTTCCACTACCGATGAGGGAACCCAGACCGATCAAGACGATGGTAATCTGAGGCCAGTACTCTTTGAGAGTAGGCCATAGCTTGCCAGCTGCGTCTCTAGCCTTGTCCCATTGTTCCCGTGTCACGGTGAACACAGGCTCATTAGGATCAGGTGGGGATACTGGGTTTAACGGGTCGGTACTCATTTTTGCTCCTTGGGTTACTTACGTGACTTACCCTTCCACAGTTTCTCATCAGGTATCTTCAAGTCCGGGTTTAGTCGGATCAGCTCAATCAAGAAGTTCTCCGTGTCAGTTCCTGTCCATCGGTCAGATGATCTCTTACGCAGATCTTGTAGTTCCTTGATGAGTGTGGTGTTCTTCATGATGGTCTCATCTTGCAACCAATTCTTTTGCTGCTGCCTTAGCCAAGCCGAACAAAGCAGGATTAGGATCAATGCCCATCCAATCACATTCCAATACTTCATGCTGCACCCTTATCATCCTTTTTCTTTTCCGATAGTTTGTCAAGGATCATTTGAATCTTGGCATCGGATGGGCACTTGAGTCCATGCTCTGTAATGTGACGCTTGGCTTCTTCGATCCGACATAGTCCCATTGGATCTGAGCCAAACTTTTTGAGGTACTCCGTGTTGGCTTCCGTGGCCTTGACGTTCTTGTCTAAGCTGGAAGCAACCTGACTCATCTTCTCTGCCGTATGGCTTAGAGCGTCGTTCATCGTACTTACTTGTTCGATGGCTTGCTTGTGCAACACCAAGGCGATTTGCTTGCTTTCATTGGTGGCATTCTCGTACTTGGAAAAGATTCGTAACAAGGCCCAAGCCAAAGCACACGCAGAGAAGATTGGAAAGCCTAGGGTGCTAATCCATTTGAGAGCTATGTCTTCCATGGTATGCCGTATCTCAGGTAGTACCACGAACCCTTGGTATAAGATGCCGATGATGGGCATAAGAGTGGCCAGCATCTGGATGATCGCCAGTTTCCATGAGGGAATGAATTGGTTGGCCGGAGGATCGGTTGTTGGGTCATCATGCTTGTGCGGAAACTTGATTGAGTCGGACATATTGCACTCCCACCTTAAATGACCCATAATGAGCAACGAATAAGCTTCCATCGCCCGTAATGAGGTACTCATGAAAAAGCTTGCTTCCTACGTTGCCTTGACCTTCGCTGTGGTCGCTACCGTCATTGCTGCTGCCACGATTGCCGACTCCATAAAGTTCTTCCAACCCGGAGTACCTTATTCGGCATTTGTCCATCATGCCCTCATCTGTGGGGCCATTGTCTCTACGGCTGCGCTGATTGATCTTGGGGCTTTGCTAACTTTGATTTTTCTACGTGATACCGACACCCAGCACAATCCCCAAGAGTAACGACATCGGGAGTCAACTCATGGCTGCACTTGAATGCTTGCCTTGCTTTGCCCCCACACGGCACGCAAGCCTTCTTTACGCACTGTCCCGCTTCGTCCTTGACTGGCTCGCCCAAGTACATGCAGACGCCCTTTGGTTTCGCCTTGGTTGCCGTTGGCCTTGCTCCTTTGTGAAGCAAGCGGCATTTAACGAACAAAGCATCAACCTCTTCTTTTGTCTTTGGAGTTGCCATGTATCGATATCCCTCTTACGCCATTATCGTTTCGCTGTCCTTCACCGCCGCTTGGTATTACAGGCCTTCCCCACCGTTGGAGTTCGCTAGTGTCATGGAAGCCAAGCATCGTCTTGAGAAAGCGGGATTGCTATGTTCGTCCTTCTATGAAAGCGTTGCTCCCGTTGTCGTAGTGACCGAGAAGGAAATCAGTAGCGATGCCGCCTTCGAGTTCCAATCCAGCCATGTGGCCGTCAATAACACCGGCAAAGTCCTTTTGATGAAAGTCAAGGGCGACTACGATGTACGTCCTCTCAACTGGAGAACATGGGGGCAAGTGTCGGCAACTGGCGATCCAGCATTACTTGACAAAATAGAGTCAACTATGAAATCCGAGTAATGATTACTCTGCCAGCCGCACCAGCCGCCAATCCGCCAAGAATTCCGCCACCACCACCGCCGCCTCCTGGAGCGGTTCCAGCAACTCCATCTTCATTTGGATCGCCGCCCGTTCCACCACTTCCTTCTCCAGTACCTCCGGTTGTATTGACCGCATTTCCACCAACGGCAGCACTTGTTGCTGATCCGCCGCCTCCCCCTCCGTATGTGTCGTCTACACCGTTTGCATTCGCTCCGTTGCCTCCGCTGTATTTTGTATCGCCGACCCCAGAGCCAGAAGCTCCTCCGGAACCGCCAGTTGCGCCGGAAGCGTCTGCTCCTGACTTGGCCAAAACTGTACCTGATGTAACGAAATAAGTATCTTCTGAATTGTCAGGAGCAACACTCACCGTATAAGGCGATCCACTAGTCACTGCGTAAGTATTCTTCTTTGAATAAGCCCCGCCACCACCGCCACCTCCAGCAGTTGTAACTCCATCACCAGCAGTACCGTCGCCGCCTGCACCCCAACACTCGACTTGGACGTTACCAGTGAAATCTGGAGTGAACGTAGCGTCGGCATCGTAGGTTACGGTGAATGGGGTGTAGTCGCATCCGATACGAATCGTCAACGTTGCTGGTGATTCACACGCTGGACATTCCCCTGACAAACAATTGCCGCTGATATCGGCGAATTCAAGGCAGAATGGATCACACGTACTTGTTGATGAACTGCCACTGCATATGGCTTCCGGACCAAACACGATAGACCATGTAGCCCCTTCGCATAGAAGCACAACTTCCGTCGTGTAGCAATCAAGTACCACAACCCCATACCAGATATCGGAAACGCCTGGGTCACTCGCTCCGCTGTAAGTAAGAACTCCGGTTCCCGTCGCGCATCCGCTGAATTCAATCGTCAAAGAGTCGGCAAGTGCATTGTCAGGACAACACGTTGTTGTATGCGTAGAACCGCTACCACATGCGACTTGACACTCGCCTAGCGTTATGTGTGGACCACTATTGAGCGTGTACCCTGCGGTAATCAACGCTGCTAATTCAGAAGCCGTTAGTAGATAGCAACTGCTCATTGTACGATGCTCACAACTCCACCAGTAGTTTCACCACAGGACGTTAAATCGACGCCTGAGAAGATCGCGCTAAACGGCTCACATACTGACTGCAAAGAAGTATACGTCGTTCCATTAACATCGAGAATCCAATCCGTTCCATCACAAGAAAGATTCCAGTCTGCCATGTCGCATGTACCAAACATGCCCGTTCCAATCCATGTGCCGCTGCCACCATCGTATGTAAGTGTCGCCGTGTCTGTCACTGCTCCGACGATAACAGTCATCGTCAGTGTATCTGGCAACGGTTTCGGGCAACATGCTTTCGTTGGATATCCAGCAGGCTCATCCAAGCAATACCAATACTTGGGAATATCAGGGCAGCAATTTGGGACGCACTTAATTCCGTATGGCTCTGTGCTGTCGAATACCAAAACGTATCCGTCTTTGCACGCTGGGAATGTCACCCATACCCCAAGGATAGGGTCCCATACGATGATCCCGAATCCATCCCCTGGCGGAAGACATTTGCACGGTCCCGCGTAGTTCACTTGGAGCGTATGAACCCCACCACCCGGATCGGCAATCGTTACTGATGCGTCCGGAGATGTTAAGGTCTGTGCTGCCGTCGTATCAGCGTTGATAGAGGTGACTGCTGACACCGTGAATGTGATTGTGCTTCCCGATGCAGATATCGCAATCTCTCCACCAGATTGGGCAAGCGTAAAGTTCGGAGTACCTGTAGCTGTGCCGCTCGGAGTTGCTATTTGCAGTCTCGGCACATTGATCGTGTTGATGCCGTCGCCGGTTGTTAGAACCCAATAGGTAGCATTTGGTGGAACGTTGTTCGTGCTTGCCAAGATGCAGCGATAGGTATTGCCACCACTAGTAACCAACCATCCAGGAAGGTAAGTCTGCGACGATGACCATGCTGCCGGAGTCGCACTGATGTTGATATCGGAACCAGAAACACCAAGTCCTATCGTCTGGCTAGCCGTCGTATCGTCATTGATCGACGTGATACCACTGACAGATGCCGGTATGTTGATAACATTGATGCCGTTGTCGGTTATCTGTGCCCAGTAAGCTGTATTTGGAGGAACATTGTTCAGACTCGGAGTTATACAGTAGTAGTAGTTAGATAGGTATGAAACAACCCATCCGATTTCATATTGCTGAGTGCTGCTCCACCCTGGCAATAACTCTGTAACGACTACCCATGTCCCAAGACTAGGTGGTGCGACATTGTAGTTCTCCAAGATGCAACGATACGTCACCAAACTCGATATAACAAAATCACCCTCCCGATACACTCTACCGCTTTTCCATTCCACAGGGGTCGTGGTTATGTTGAAGACACTTCCGGTCCTATTGATCCCAACCGTTTGCCTTGGAGTCGTGTTGCTGTTGATGGATTGAACTGTATCGGGAATGTTGATGACATTCAGACCTTGACCAGTAACGTCGATCCATTCAGCACTAGGAGGCTCGTTGATGCCGCCTACAGAAAGATTCTCCGTGATGCAGCGATATATGAGGCTGGTATGTTCAACAATCTCGCCAACCCGATAAACGATCCCCGCTGCCCATGCAACCGCAGTGGTTGCTATGTTGATGTCAACTCCTTCTTTACCCAAGCCGATTGTCTGGTTCTGCTCTCCGTTGTCGTTGATGGTGAGGATGCCGGAACCGGTGTTACACACCACTACATACACATCGCCATAGGTTCCGTCGAAAAAAGCTCGTTGGATGGTTGCCACGGTCGGGACTTCAGCGATTACATCGTTGGCATCGAATACCGGACCTAACGTTTCCGTACCGCTTCTTCCACCTGGCCTATCGATCCATGCAACGGGGTTGACGGTATCGTAATCCAACTCGGTCCATGCGTAGAGGCCCGTAGAGGAATTAACCGATGTTAGTCTTGCCCAAAATGGTCGGTTCATGCCCATTACCGACTGATCGTCGGATAGGTAGAGTCCTCCAAATACTTCGGCAATCGGTTTGGGGTCCATATTTACTCGCGCGACTAGAAACGCATTAACGGATTTTGAATAGGTCGTTGAACGTTACGAAATCAAAGGGTGTCGTGTAGGGTCCAAGCTCGGTGTTGTAAATATCCTTTTGAGATCGAACCGAATACCAGAGGCTATTACCATTCCAGGGCATGAGATTATGTCCCCGGAATGTTTCCGATACCCCAACGGGCGGATTGAAGTAATCGAAATGGAACACCACGTCATACTGCTGTTGAGAGATAGCCTCATTATTTGAGAAGGTCGGGATATCCATCAAGTAAGGGGGTAGATGCAGCGGTATTGGAATTAGTTCAATACCAGTTAGTAATAACGTTCCGGTCGGGCATCCGAAGAATCGCTGTGCTGGATTCTCGAACATGACCGTTCTGGTCCCCGTAGCAGATAGCGTATTCGCGCTGGCCGTAACCTGTGTGCCACTATCGATAGACAAGATGGTTGCGTCATTCCATCCGGTTCCGTAAACCGACCAACCAACCTGTAGGCTCGCCGTACTGGAGATTCCGGTAATAACCGCATTCCCATTCGTCACACCGGCTTGATAGACATAGTTGGTTGCATCGTTGGGAGAGTTGACACATCCCACAATCGGATTACCAGCGTAGTAAGTGTAATTGCCTCCGCTACCGATGTTCGCCGTAATCGGGTTGACCACGCTTGTAGTTGTTTTCACCAATCGAGTGGGCAAGCCGTTGGGAGTAGAGTCAACCAACGTGTCAAAAATGGCCGCTTGAGGGATTTGATACCACCGCTTCGTTAGCTTGGCATGAGCCAACTTCTGTCCAACCGAGCCTGGGAACCCAGGAAACACAGGAGACGTGTTTTGTCGCCACTCAAATACAGCCCCACCACGAGATAGCATCTGGGTTGACAATTCCCATCGGTTGTCCAAGTACCTTAGCCATTCTTGAGGGTTGCCGTTGGCGTCTAAGATGTCGGTATCGGAACGCACATAGTAAGGTGGTCTCCAGAACTGGATGGTGAGTTCCGCCAGGTTGAAGTTTGACCAAGGGCCGATATTGATGAAATTTCCTAGCCCGACCCCGCCTTCTCCTGGCATGATGTCGAAGAATTCCGGATCGGCACTGCTATTGCCTTGGCTGCGTATGCCGACGATTCGAGTGATCGCTTTGGCAAATAGTTGATTGAAGTAGGGGTGTTGCCAAGGCAATTCCCTACGCAGTCTCGATACCGGCTTGGTTGTGTCTCTCCACGAATACCCAAGTATTTCTTGCACCGCCGTCTGCAAGGAAGTCCACCGAATGAGCATGGTCATTCCGGCCTGAGTTCCATCGGGTGATAGATGGAAATCGGAACTCCCCTTCTCTGCCCAAGCAAAGCTAAGACCGCTCTGAGGGTATTCCTGTAAATCCGGGAATGGGTGTGCCATTATCTATTTATCCACCTGTAAAGATCAGCTAACGCTCCAGCCCCCGGTACTAAGAGACTTACCGCAGAGGACTCGGATACCGCTGCTGCCGTTGATGCAGGACTGGTAGTAAATGTTCGAAGCACTCTTCCAACCGCATTAGCAATTTCTTGAGGGGTAAGTTGTTGTAACGAATCTCGAATCTGGTTTAGGGTGACGCTAATGCTAGATACCGTAGCGGGTACGTCGGCCATCGTTGGTCCGGATGGTTGCGATGCCGCCGCTTGCTGTAGCTGTAACTGATAGCTTTCAATGCCTTGAATCTGCGCGGGTCTAGCTGCCGCACCTACCGAACTGTTCGTGGTTCCAGGCAAACGAGGCAATCCCAATAAATCCCTTAGCTGATTTCCAAGGATGACAGCCGCCCTTGCCACTTCGATCATGACGGATGCCAATCCTCTTAGCCCGGTCAAGAGAACATCCTTGATGAGTGGTCCAAAATCCACGGCAAGCTGTCTGATTTCACCAATGATTTCGTTCAAGGGGCCACGGAATTCTTGCAGCACACTGGCCACTTCGGATGTGCTGGGGAGGATGGTTGCCATCACATCCCCGAATAGTCGTACCCCTTCGGTCATCAGTCTTAAGATTGGAAGGAACGTGCCTCCAATCACACCCTGCACATCCTCCAGTGCGTAAGAGAATTGTTCCATCAAAGCAGGGCTGGCCTTACCTGCCATGCTGGTTAGAGAGCCGACAATGCCGGAGACCACACCTGGGATCGCTCCCAGCACGTCAAAGAGAGGTTTGAATTCCGGGGCTACCGCTCCGGCAACCGCCCCCATCGTTCCCATCGTTTGGGAAACGAGATGCAAGCCCACGTCAATGGGTCCTAGCCTGCCCTGTAGGAGAAGTAGATTCTTGTCAATGTTCACTAAGCCATTGTTCACTGCACTAGCTGCCCCGGTGGAAATCCCGGCAGCCATGCTTCTACCCTTTTGGAGAACGGATTTGTAGCTGATCTTGTCTATCTCCTCCCCCAATTGGGTGAGGGCTTCCGTAACCAACTTCATGTCGGGAGTGATGGATACCACGTAGCTCATTGCGTCATCCACGGCTCACCCCTTTCTTTTCAAATTGAGGATTCTTTTCCTTGAAAGAATTCCATGTCTCTTGAATCTTGTCCTTATCCAAGCCACGGTTTTCGTAGACTTGTCGGAACATCTCACCATAAGGCTTTGGGTTCGATACGACCCGCATACCTCTAGAATCCGTTTCCACCCATTCAGGCAATTCCGGGTCTTTCCGCCTCAAGGCCCCGCTCTTATCGCGCGGTCGAAAGATGATTTGCTGCATCTGGTAATTGGTCAAGCGAGCGATTTCTTTTAGTGTCTTGCCCGCATACATTAGCTCACTCACGATTTCGGCCACGGTGTAGTGGTCTACCCGTTCAACGTCCTCGTCAACTTGCCGTTCTTTGCCGAGGACTGCGAGTTTTTTCCTACGGCCCAACTAATGGCCAAAATGCATTCTTTGGGACTGGATTGAAGAATGCTCAAGACTTCCTCTTGAGTGATTTTGCTTTGGGAAGGAACCGGACGCATGAGCAGGTAGAGGAGGTAAGCGATGCCGTGAGGTTTGCTGCGGGCATGGGCACAAGCACCGCCATCGTAGTTGTATTCGCGCGAAGAGAAATCACGGATATAGGATGTCCTCATCCGATCCGCTTCCTCACCACCCATCGTTGCTTCCACGTCGGCAATGGCTTGCTTGGCCCCCATTCGTACCCATTGCTCGAATTGGGCTTTGATGCCATTGTCGAGAGCGATGACGGTATAGGGGCTTCCCCCGGAAAAGAAGGTGTCTCCGCTCGAAATGGGAGGGGAATCGGCTTCACTTCCTAACGCTTCCGTCCATCCAACATTCGGTTCGGTTATCTCCACGTTTGCTCCTAGAATTGCGGGCGAACTACTTCGTCGTTTAGGTCTTTGATGATCTCGCCTTTGTCGTCCAATAGTCGTGGCGGTTGGTAACACCATGCACAGTAAAACCTTCTCCCAACCGTACTCGCGCGACTATACATGACCTTGCCTACTTTGCCCCGAAATGCCCTTTGGGATACTTGAGGGGTTACATCCACCTCATCCGATACCGCCCATGTCGCTACTCGGCTGCATTTCTCGCATTTGCAATCGAAAAGAGGCGTTGTAATGGGCTTGGCAACCATCTTGTTTTTCTGTCCCCGCTCTTTCGCTCTACAACGGACGCACAGGTCATCTCCGTACAAGGTTAGCTCACTACTGCATTTCGCACATTTGAGTGCCCCCATGACGATCCTGGGCGATTTTTGGGCCGGTGTAGGAAGGAACTTGAACCTCCCTTTGGCCCGATAGGTCATAATCTGCCCATCCACCACCTTTTTCTTGCCGTCCTTATCGGAATAGTAGGCTTCGAGCGTCCCAAAGTGCGTGGTGGGATCCACGTCCAACTCAATGACGTAAAGCACTTCCTCATTGGTATCGAGGTCGAATACCCTACCACGAACACCTTGACACGCTCGCAAGATCATTAAACGCTTCCGCTAGGCCAAGTAAATTCGCCTTGAGACTTGCCGGTAACGCTAAAAGTCACCTTGTCCTTCACCGCTGCCCCATTGGTAGCTCCGCGCACTCTTGAGTAGGGGAATGCCCAACTCGTGGCATCATTGATGTTCACCACAAAAGAGAGGCTGGCCAAGTCATCCCTTGGATAGAGTCCGGGAGGATCGTCTAAAGGGTTGGCTGCGGCATCCCAATCGCCGCCATATCGAAGCTCGCATCCGATGAATCCAAGGATGCCTTCCATATAGGCGTTGTCCGTTGCACTGTCGTAGCTCGTAAAGTTCTCGGTGGGCAAGTCATCGCCGTTCAATTGGGCTTCCCACGAAGCAAAGGATAGAGCGGTTTGGGCCACTAATACCTGAGAAGCCTTGGCAGCCCGCTGATATCCGGTCGATAGAATCTGAGCCATGAATTTCTCCTATCAGCTCGTGCAACCGAAAACCGTAATCTCGGCGGTCACGGCGTTGGTTGCATCGTTGTTGAGGATTTTGATGTTTTTGGTCAAGGCACTAATCGTCAAGAACCCGGTAGCCTTTGGGTCGAAATAGGCGTGTGCCCCACCGGTAAGGATCGTGTATTGACCCAATACCGAGGTGGGTACGTTGGAAGCATTGGAGTAGTTGGTTCCCGCCGCATTGGTAATGGATTGCACCGATGTTGGAATGCCAGCCGCATTCGTTGCTACCACCAAGCCCCCACCCGATGCCGTGTTCTGGCAAGGCGTAACCATGAAGAACGAGGATTTCGGATATCCGCTCCCAGCCGTGTTGATGGTGGGCACATTGATGGCCCCGGCCACTACGGTCAAGTCAACTGTCAATCCCGATCCGGCGTTGGTCATGTCGAAGGACGATGGGGTTGCCACACTAATATTCGTGACCGTGACCGTGCTGTTCGCGTTGGGAGCCGGGGATATCGATGGGTCATCCGTGGCGGATAACAACCTTACCTGAATGCTTTTGGCACGCACGATTGCAACCGATGCTTGACCCAATTGGTTCGTCATCGTGGTCAAATCGACGGTAGCACTCGAACCCGCACTAATCGATTGCTGAAAACTAAACACCTCATCGCCGCCACCGGAAGTGGTGTTGGTCTCATCCGTGGTAAACCCTTGCGTCTTCCGGAGGGTTGTAGACGTTTGGATTGGGCTATACACGCCCGTCTGTTCATTCTGTAATTGCCAAGCGAACGTCGTTTGAGCACTGGCTTGGACATTGGAAATCCCCATCTAAATACCTCCTAAAAGCGGGTTAAGCGTGGCAGGTGTCAGGCTCTTTCCCGTCGCTAATGGACACATTGTTTTCGTGCAAGGTCACTCCACCGTTATTGCTTTGAACGTCTAAGTTCACCGTGCCGTCTTCGTTGACGGAAGTAACGACTGCATCCCATGTGCAATTCGGATGCATCAATACCGCGCGAACCGTGTTCCCTCTACGGCTGGCTGAAAGCATCGCTTCAAGGGCCTTGCCGGTTAGCTTCTCAACGCCTTCACTGACCTTGCCGCCCTCTCGGATGATGACTTTCTTGCCCATATCCCACGGATAGCCCCCATTGGGGTTACGGTTGAATGCGTAGCACTCTGCGGGAACGTATTTGACCTTATCGCCAACTTGCATGGATGCCTCCTAGTAGATTGCTATGGCCCCGTGGATTTGAACCATGTAGCTAAGGTCCGCTCGATAAAGAAGCGAACTGTCATCGATTCTCAATTCCTCTTCCTGTCCGATCCAATAGCTATCCAAGAGCATTTGGATGATGTAATAAGGGTTAACCGACGGCCCCCCCAACAATGCACTAATGCCCAACCAAGATTGATTCGTTGCCAATAATTCTTCGATGTTGTCCATCGCCGTTTGCACGCTCGCCCTCGTCGTACTCCACACTTGCACCTTGACCGTCCCCGTATCGTCGTAGGCATCTCCAAATTGGTAAGCTCGATTGAACCCAGGCTCTTGAATCACCGCCCTCACCGCTGGCCATACCGAAGGCGTGACAATCGCATCTTTGTTGATCGCATTCCCGGAAGTATTCTGCCGTGGTATTTCTGCATCCCAAACCACGATGTCCAATTCGGTTTGGATGTAAGTAACCAAGGCATAGGTAATGGGGGCCGTCATTTCGTTTTCACACCAATCTGAATAAGCGTCTTACGCCATTTGGCAATCGTTGGAGCAATGTAGGGATGCAAACCGCTATTCTTTCCATGACCTTTACGTTCGTGATAGAGACTGTAGTTGAACCCCTTGTCGCTCTTGGCTTTTGCTCCGATCACGAACGATACCGGGCTTAGCATTTTTGAGAAGACGCTCATTCGTAACTTGCCGCTTAGTTTCCTTGGGGGATGACCCTTGATTGCCTTCGTGGTTGCTCGATAGTATTTATTGCCCACCCGATCCGTCACGATTTTTCTAGGAGCCGGTATGCTTAGTTCCTCTTTTACTCGCGCGACTAGAAACATCCTTGCTGCATTCACACCCTTGCCAAGGCTCTTCTCAATTTGGGCCTTGATCCTCTCGGCAAGAGCTTTGGCCCGCTGTTGGTTGCTCATTTCATGCCGCATCCGTGGGCGTTTGCACTTGCGTTACTTGGGTTTGATAGAGTCGTCCCCTACCAACCGATTGCGTTTGCCCATCCACGTTGTAGTAAATGGTGGTCCCGGTTCGATCCACCACCACAATTCGATCATTGGCCTCCGCTCCGATGTTGTCCGGTGTATAGAGGGTGCTGCCAATGGATGCCGACATTTGAGCGTAGAAAGCCATCCGGCTAGCCCCGCTCTGCTGCGAGCTACAAGGGAAGTTGCAAAGCAAATTCGTCCAAGTCGTCTGCGTCACCCCCTGTTGAGCATCCCTTCCAATAACCGCCCTCTGTAGGGTTCCAGTTGACTCGCACATGCTTGTAACACTCATATGGTTTCCACTCGCGCGAGTAACGTAGTCACATATGCACTAAGGATTAATCTGCTCGTACTTGAGCAGGTTTTCCGTGTTCTTAACCACATCGAATAGGACGGGCTCCCCCCATAGGTAGTCACCGGCACTATTGAGACAATAGAACTGGTAGTCATAGCGTCCAATGGAGGTAAATTCGTAGCTGCCCACCTTGACCGTTCCACCCGCTGCACTGACAATCGTTCCGGCCACCACCTGGGTAACACCAGCATCCCACGTATCGCCAATCTTCTTGATTTGGCAATACACCGATACGGCCACGAAGTCGGTCAAGAGGTTGATGACTTCATCCGTGTTGTAGTCCATGAACGTGTAGATACCGATTACCACCGGCATGTTCACGCGAATCGGGTCTGAGTATTGGACTGACATAGTTAGCAACTCGTGGAACTAGAACCACCCACTGCCGGAATACTCAAGGCCGTGTAGCCCACGGCAGGGATGCTCATTGCCGTGTGCCCTACCGCTGGTATCTGAATAAAGGGCACGGGGGCCACCGCCGATGACCCTCCCATCAATACCCCTGGAACCAATAGTGCGAGCATGATTCACCTTTAGCGAAGCATCATACAGCCTTAATCGGCTGCCGTAAAGCCTTGTAGGTTTACGAGAACCCCTTGCGTGGCCGTGTTGGTCACTTCGGCAATCACGATGGCCGTATTGGCCGTTCCTTGCAAGGGCCGAGCGAAGGATAAGGCATAGCCCCCACCGTTGGCTTGTGCCCATCCGCGATGGATGACCGTACCGCTAGGACCGTCTTTAATCACCACTTCCGTGCCGGTGGTGTTGTTTGAGTTAATCACTTGAAGGGCACTAATGTAATTCCGAATTCCTGCCCCTGATGCCGCCTTGGCAGTCACTTCGACGCTGTTGAGGATTCCACCTGCCGGGGCTGCATATTGCCAGCTCAAGGAGCTTGGGGCATAGGGTTGAAAAACTTGTTTGCCCAAGGCATCGGCATAGCCATTGACCCGATCCGCATTAGCCACTGCTGTTGGGTCACTAGTCCTGGCTTGGTATCCAACCTTGACCGGATTGCCGGAGTCCGCTGTATCGCTGGCCACATCCCCTTGCGTGTTCACCGTATTGGTGATGGAGGTCAAGGTGGTGATATTCCAAGTGCCGGATTGAGTGGCTGCTACCGTACCCGTTACGGTAACGGTCGGCATGGTCAACACATCAATCTGTAGCTCACCGCTAGCATCCGTCTTGAACACCCTTGCATTGGTTCCATCCGTGCCCACCCCCACGAATCCCTTGGTTGGGATGGCCGCTCCCGTTGTTCCTACCGCATCGTCTAGCAATTGGAGGGAAGTGGTCTGGCTCTGTTGCTCGGCTAGAGTAGAGGCTCCCGTTGGGAGAGATACCGTGCCACTAATGTTGGTGACGTTCCACACACCGGACTGTGCGGCTTGAGTCGCAAAGGTTCCAGCGTTCGTAACCGCAATCGTCGTGTTAGAAAAGGCTACCGTTCCACTGACTGGTTGGGTAACGGCACTGCCGTCTACCTTCAAGGCAGTCATGGATGCGATGCCCTGCACGGTGATTACGTCACTCGATGCGGTCCCAGCCGTTCCTAATGCTGGTTGCTTTGCAGCAGTTGAAGCCCCTGTTGGGAGGGATACCGTACCGCTAACATTGGTGATATTCCATGTACCGCTCTGGGTTGCTGCTACCGTCGATAGGGGCGTGAGCGTAGATATCTGTGCTGCCGTCAGCACCACCGGAACCGATGCCGCTGACAGGGCTTGACCCAAGGCTGGAGTCTTACCGTCGATAGAGGCCAGGGAAGCAATCTCCGTCGCTTGGTTGGCTGCTGTAGCCGGTCCAATGAAACTAGAGCCATCCGATATCCTTACGGCAACCGGAGTGCCTACGGGAGCGTCTACGGTGAGGCTGCCACCGGCATCGCTAATGGGCAATCCAGTGCTGGAGGTGACTTCCGTAAAGGTTCCGTTCGGACCAAACATGAGCTTGATCCACTGAACCTGCGCACCGCTGCCGTTTTCGTCAGAGGCAATCGTGGCCCCTGTTCCCACGGGGGCCGAAAGAACCACATTATCAGCCAATTTATACCCCCACCCCTAGAAGGGAACGGAAAATCACATTGGGAGCCGTGAATGAGGTCTGATAGAAGAACGGTCCCGCACCGAACGGAATGTAGCCAAAGGGAGAATAACCGTACATGAATCACCCCACCGTAATCGTCACAACTTCCGCCATTGCCGACACCTGTTCGGACGCTTTCTTGCGTTGATCAGCAATCGCCGATTCCAACTGCTTGTTGACCTTGGACCGCAAGTGATCCCCCAGCCATGCCAACAATTCGTTCTTGGCAAAATCTAGCTTCGATACAGGATTATCGATGACCTTGCCGTCGCCGCCGTTCATTTGCGATTGATAACCCTTGTTCTCGCAGATGGCTTCCACGCACAGATCGAATTGCTCATCAGGAGCGGAAATCGTAATACTCTTCATGTGTACCTCTAGGGAATGATTCTTCCGTCACTCAGTTTGTACAGGTTGTCATCGTGATTGTTGTCCACGATGAACGTGTTGATCGCTGCCAGCGAACCCAAAGCATTGTCCATCTCTTCGTCCGTGATTCCCTGATTGTTTCCAGTAAAGTCGGCATCACCAATAGTCGTACCAGCGTCTATTTGCTGGGCCATCCTTCCTAATGAAACGGCACTCTCGATGGTCCTCAATAGGTCCGTCGATACCTTGCGAACGTCGTTAATGAAGTTCGTCTTCTGATTCGCAGTAAGAGACATAGCACTTCTCCTGATTGAAGATTGTCAACCAAATGGGCGAGCCATGATTCATTTGCCGTTTCATCGCCTTACTTATCCACGGTGTCGTATAGTGCCAGCCATGAGCCAGCCCCAAGCGTCATCGTTCCGGTTGCCGTTGTATCCTCCGATGCTCGAAGAATAAACGTCCCACCGGCATTCACTTCCAAGTAGCCTTGCACGAAGATTCGTGTCGTCCCAGTTACGCTCGTGTAGTTCAGGTCCGTGTCTAACGCCGTAGCCGCAATCGTCCCTGGAACCACCGTGCCGCCCACCGCGTTGAAGGCCACGTCGAACGTCGTCCGAGTTGCCGTACCACCGTCGAAGTCGAATTTGGCCCCTTCCCCCGCCACGCTGTTGCTGACGATGAGGTAGCCTGTGATTCGATAACTACGCCCTGCAATGACCGTTATGCTAAGATTGGTACTGGTAAGTGTGGCATCGCTGCGAGTGAATGCGGATTCAAGTGCGGCTTCACCTGCGGAGTTCTGAATCCAGCCTGTGCCGGATGTACCGCCACTTCCCACACCCCACACGCCAGACGCCAGACGATATAAACTAATGTCGCACGCTACACCATTTGGGTCCCCTGGACTTACAGCAAATGCACAATTATTTGTTTGTATAGCACCTGTTACGATCCGAAGGTAAGAATTCACAAAAAGTCTGTCATAAAAACAAAACTCTAATGCGCCAAGTCTCATTTTATTTGACCCAGAACTCTCAATATTCTGGATAAAAAATGTGGTTCCATCGTGGTAAAATAACACCTCATTGTTTCCAGGAGTGCCCCCTGGCTGACGCACAACCAACGTGCCTTCGGTCAACGGGGAGCAAGCGATGTACCTTGTCCCCGCCGACCAGTTCACCGCAGCGTTGCTGTTGGAAGAAGTGTAGATTGTCGTGCGTGCCAGCGTCGTGCCTGATGCCGTATACGTGCCTAAACCGTTCTCCCATCCGCCGCTAGGATTGCCACTGGCGTCTACTTCCCATGCCGAGTATTGGACCGTGTTGGCGTTGCCGACGATGGCGAAGGATTGGAAGCCCGTCACAGCACCGGCGAGCGTGTACGTGCCTACGCCAGTAGTTGTAGAGGACTCAAGTACCCTGTCCTGATTTGATAAAGTCATAAAACATTCCGGTTCTTACGTTGCCATTGGTTCCATTTCGGCATACAATGCTTGTGTCTATGTTCTCATTTAAGGAGCAATCTATGCCAGCCAAAAGCCACGGAATGACCAATACCAAGGAATACCGCACTTGGGAAAACATGAAAAAACGCTGCCATTGCGTTACTGACCCTCATTACCCAAGGTGGGGAGGTCGAGGCATATTCGTTTGCGACGAATGGAAGAAATCCTTCATGGCGTTTTACAACGATATTGGCCCATGCCCTTCCAAAGATCATCAAATAGAGAGAATAAACAACGACGGTCCGTATTGCAAGGATAATTGCCGCTGGGCACACAAAAGCGAACAAGCCGCCAACACGAGAAAGAACGTCTTTCTTGTCTACAAAGGAGAAAGGAAAACCGTCAGCGAATGGGCAAGGACAATCGGCATAGATGTGTCTGCCCTTAAGGGGAGGATTTATGGAGGATGGCCCGTAGAGAAAGCGATAGAGACTCCTTCTTACATTGGCAATCGGCTTCACGGAACCGCAATTGAATATCTCGGCCAAACGAAAAGTGTTGCCGCTTGGGCGCGACAATTCGGCGTCCCTTCTCTTCGCATAAGAAGAAGGCTTGCTTCTGGCATGAGTATCCACGATGCAATCCATACGCCACTTCAACAAGGAAGGAAAAGGAACACCCGATCTTGATTCGATAATGCCATTTAATTAACCGTGTATACTCGCGCGACTAGAACTCTAGTTTGCCCAACTGACTTCTCGATACCGTGCCAAGATTCGTCTCACGCTCCCCAATTCTGGGTTCTCGGCATCGCTCAATAGTGAGTAAGAGTATGCACCTAGACTCTCGCTTTGTAGTAACGCTCCCATCGGTTGGGTGCGGATCATGACCGCCGTTAGTGCCTGGCAAGCGTAGGTCAAGTCCGGGGGGATTTGATCGGGGGCATAGCCTGCGGTGTAACACACCTTGATGTTGCCCATCCCTACCGGCCATCCCGCTAGCCTTGCTGCGGAGAGCTTGCCCAATTGGAAGGTCTGTTGTCCGTAACCGCCTCCGCCCCATCCCCACCATGCACCGATGTTGCCGCCGATTCTCCGTACCAATCCTCTGTGTGAAACCATCTCTCCATCCACCATCACGGCGTAGTTATTGCCTTGGGTTAGGAGGCTCGTGTCAGCGAATCCACCTTGACCTTGCCCGTAGTACCCTGCCGGGTTGAAGTAGATGGCTGGGCTACCCACTTGATAATCCGTTGCTAGCGTTCCCGTGCCGCCCGTGCAACCCGTGAAGGTGGTTGCCGTGGTTCCGGTGTAGGTGACAAGCGTTTGCGTTGTCGTCCCATTTTGGATCGATAGAGTCGGTGCAGGGACGTTGCTATCGCCGTTCTGTCCTGGATGGAAGCCAACCGTTGAGGCTACGTTGATGGTCCCTGTAGGCAGGGCTACTCCGTTGCTTCCTGCGGCTATCGTGGTGAGGCCCGACCATACCGGACGTTGCCGTAGAATCACGTCTACCTGGCCCGTGCCGTCGTAGAATTCCTGATAGGCTTCCATCTCCAGTCGTTGCTTGCACCACTGTTTAATCGAGGTGTCGGCAGCGTGGACCAGATTGTAGAGCCATTCATCGGAGGCCAAGGCCGGGAGATTTAAGCCCGGAATCAGCCTCACATTGGCGACGGTTGTCAGCACGTTAAGCACTCACCTTTTGCAGACGTTTCTTTTCTTCCTCGGCACGCTTCTTCTCTTCCTGTCTCGTCTCGTCGAGATCGCGCATCCGCTGGATTGCCACGGCTTCCCCTAACGGGTAAATCCAGGCCACGGGCGGGATGACGGCTTGGCGAAGGGGTTCTTCACCGCCCATGCGGGTGGGAAGCTGGCGGATCAAGGTCTTGACGCTCTTTTGTGGAACCGCACCTTTGGGGTCTTCCCAAGTACTAAGCCCGCCCTCATCCTTGGCCAAGCATTTCCAATTGCGTGAGGTCAAGTACTCGTTGCATTCATCGATTACCGATTTGTTCTGTTGCAAGAGTCCCGGTGGGGGGGCTTGCGGTCGTTTGCCTACTTCGTTTGCCATGACTACTCTCCTACTTGAATGGTGATTCCGGCACTCGGCTTTTCCCCGATGGGAGAGCCAATGTGCTGGTTTTTGTGAACATGTTCCAAGGCTTTATCGGTTGGCCATTCTCCCCACGGATGCTCGTTGGAGAATGGGAAGTGACCCATATGCTTGAGCTTGACCTTGCGGGTGGCCATTACTTTGCCGCCCATTTTGGCGATCTCCCTTGAGATGTGCCAGTCGCTGGGGGCATGATGGGCCATCCATTTTCCGTCGTCGTTTCGTGCCACTCGGTCGTAGCCTGCGAAGTTGAGCTTGAGGATGCCGTTTTCGTCAACCTCGTTTCTCCACGCGCGACTAAAATTCATCAGAATGCAACTGGTGTTGACCAGCAATCTCCGATCCGGGTAGCCGCAATCGACGTTATCGAAGGTCTCCGGTAGCCTATAGATTTCCTCCATCGTGATCCTACGGTGGACCAAGAAGGGGTTGTCATGACTGTCAATGGCCGTCGAGGATAGCCCGTTGAAATCCTTGATGGGTGAGACTGCCCCTAACAAGTCGCAATCGGTGCGGATCATCTCTTCCAAGAGAATGTCGATCCACCCGTTCTCCGGCACTACGTCATTGTGCAAGAGAGCGATATGCGTGATGGGGATATCGTTGGCTTCGATGCTGTTAAGAGCCGCAGCCAAGAGGATGTTATGGCTACTAAAGCTGGTCTCGACCTGATCTTGGAATAGCTTGCCGTGCAGCTTGCTATCGGCACGCAATGACCCTTGCCAGAATGCGCGGCTAGAGGTTGGATAGGTTTGCCCGTAAGTGCAGTGAAGACTCAGGACTCGAATGTCCTTGTAGGGGTCTTCTGATTCTTTCTCGTTGTCCATCTTGCTTGCTCCTCAAGTAGACAAGGGGGTTGTTAAAAAGCTGAGAGGGGGAAAGGGTGCACACCCGCCTCTCAGCCGCGACTGGAAACACGCTTAGATATTGCTGGTGTTCTGGACAACATAGGTGCTGTTGGCGGTCGGCACGTTGTCCTTGGCGGGTTTATAGGCCGACACATCCCCTTCGAGAACGGCCCCGAAGAAGCTGGCACAGTTCGGATTGCAGAGGAGCATCAGGTAGCGTTTGCCGCTTGGCAATTGATCCGCTCGAATCTCGATCTGGCCGCACATGTTGGCCGTCGGTGCAACCGTCGGGCCGTTGGTGACCGCCGACCATAGTCCGGTGCAAAGCGTGTTGGAGGAGTTGCTGGCAAGGAACGTTGCCGTAACCGTGCAGCTCGCACCGACCGTTGCCCCGACGATGACCGTACCGCGCGCGCGACGAACGATGCTCATGTCGATTGCACCCGTAACCAACCCGGCAGCGTTGGATACCGAGTTGGCCGCATAGTTCGCCGTTGGCAACGGTTGAACCACCGCGATTGATTGGATCATTGTTTCTGTCATGGAAGCCATGATGATTCTCCTATTAAAAAATGGTCAATTGAGAACTACGTAAGGGCTGACGGTTGTCGAACCATCACCGGCCATCGTGATCGGGCCGCTAACTTCGGGCCGTCCATCCATGCGGAGCCAAGTGCGGAATTGCGATTGATTGTTGGCGAATAACTGCTCGGTACTGATGTCGATCATCACTTCGCTCCTCACCCCAATCGTGTAGAGCGAGGGATCGAACAGGATCAGGTCTCCTGCCGTGCCAAGGTTGGGCAGCTTATCCGTGACGAACAAAGGTCGGGATAGCAAGTAGCCCGCTTGTCCCGGTGCTGGATCGGCCCAGTTCGGGGTGTAGCCCGTGACCTTGGTGATTTGGCCTAGTGCCGGTGGGCTGCACACCCAGATCGAATTGGTCCAAGAGTAGGGCAGTAGTGCCGCTGCCATGTTCGAGATATCGGCGATGGCGATGGCGTTGCCACCGGCCCTTGTCACCGATTTCTTGCCTGGGCAGTTGAGGATTCCCAAAGGCATGGACGTGGCCGCTCCTAGCCCTCGTAAGAAGGCGTATTCGGAGTACCATGCGGCAGCCTTGCCGAACAGGTTGATGAGATAAGCATCCCCACCTGGTCCCAAGTCCATGAGGAAGTTGTTGGAGACGTTGCTATAGCCGATCAAATCCCAAGCGTTCAATTCGTTCTGCTTGAACGTGGGCTCGGTCTGAGATGGTGCTTGAGAGAACCCCCACGAGAAGGTCATGCCACCGAAATAGGGAGCAACCCCTGCGGATTGAATCGTCTCCACATTCAAGCGTGGTAATAGCGTCGTGGAGGAACCCATCGGAACTCTAGTCGCGCGAGGATAAACGATGCTATTCTCTTCAATGGTCCGCATAAGTTCCAAGCTGAACTCTTTCGGAACCAAGTAGCCGCCCACTTCTCCTGTCGTCTCTCCCATAACCGTCTTGGTGGTTTGCACTGGGCTGACGTTGTGGTGACTACCGTAGGACTTCTCCAAGGTCTCGATGGCCGCATGCCGACGGTAAGGGTCTTTATGCGTGGAGTCCTTGACCGCCTTGAGGAAGCCAACGAAAGAGCGGTCGGCGGGTTGCTCCACCTCCGTCTCTCTCATTCGTGTGTTCAATGCGGTTGCCATATTAACCTTGTGTTACAATGTACTTGGGTGAACCGACGGGTTCCGTAAGTGCTTCCTTGATGCATCCTGAGTCTTGGAAGCAGCCCCACTTTTTACTACAGGAGTCTCGTATGTCACTGTTTCCGATCCCAACGTTTATTTGCACGGCTTGCAAAGAGCCTAAGGAAATTCGTTTCTTCAATCTTCGTAGAGACGGTAGGCCAACTACGCAATGCAAACTTTGTCAGAGAAAACGGTGTCGAGAAGCTACCCAGAGATACCGCAAAGGCAAACGTCCTGAAATCGTCCCTGACCCTACTTCTCGAAAATTCACTTGCATACGCTGCAAGAAAACAATGGGCGAAGAATACTTCAACAAGAATGCCGCTCGTCATCGTGGCTGTGACAACCGCTGCAAAGAGTGTTCTTCCAAGGAGGTTTTCGATAGACGACTCAGATTCCAATTCGGCATCAGCGAAGATGACTACAATCGAATGCTGAAGAAACAGAAAAATCTGTGCTTCATTTGCCGAAAACCAGAATCAGCCGTTCATATGGGAAAGACTCCCAGGCTTAGCGTTGACCACTGCCACAAAACCAACAAGGTTCGTGGGCTACTCTGTTACGCTTGCAATCACTTAATTGGCTTTCTCGAACGTCACGGTAAGGTTCAGGTCGAGAAAGCTTGGAAGTATATTGCCGAGCATTCTAGTTAGTTCAGATAAACGAACGGGCTGACGGTCCATCCGTTGGCATCCTGGATCGAGTCATTGAGCCACGGGCGCCCATCGCAGCGGGTAATCACACGCCAGCACAACTGGTTGTTCTGGAACTTGTACTGATTGCTCACGTCGATCTGCATTTCCATGCGGTTGCCGATGACGTACTTGGACCAATCCACCAACATCACATCTCCCGCCGTTCCGAGCGTTGGCAATTTTTCCGTGAAGAAGATCGGCAAGCCATTCAAGAAGGCTTGCGGTAACTTCTGAGCCATCGGGCCATTGACGCCCTGTTGGTACATGTTGGTCCAAACCAACTGATTGCCTGGAATGAATGTGGTAGTAGCCGTGTTGGCTACCGCACCCGATGCCATCTGGATCAACTGAGGAATCACGCTTTGGTGCATGATCCAACAGGCGTCATCCCAAGAGCGAATCTGGAGATGGCTCAACATGGCTGCGGCGTCTGCCAAGGTGAAGCGGCTAGCCACGGTTCGGTTCTGAGCGATTGCTGCGGGGGCATTGAGAACACCGAGAGGCATGCTCGAACCCGCACCCAACCCACGAAGGAAGGCGTACTCTTTGTACCAGACGATGGCCTGGCCGAAGAGTTGAGTGAGGAGTGCATCCAAGCCCACACCGTTGTCCATCAATAGCTGATTGCTGGCAACCGTGAATAGCTGGAGGTTCCAGGCCGTCCACTCGCTTTGCTTGAAGGTCGGCTCCGTCTCGTTGATGAGTTGGGCTTCTGGTTGCCACGTGGCTTGCACGCCGCCGAAATAGGGGGACACACCGGATGCTTGAGCCGTGGTAATGTCCAACATCGGCCATTGTGCCGTGTAGGAGGTCATCGGAACCACTTTGGCCCGTTGTTCGATAAAGCCATCTTCCGCAGCGATGGTTAGAAGCTCGCTGATGAATTGAGGTGGCACGATGTAACCACCGGTGACACCGCTGCCTTCCGCTAAGGCTGCCTTGCGGATTTCACCAGTGGCCTTATCCCGAACTCCACCTTGCTTGATGGCCTTGTGAACCGAGCAGAACTCGTGTTCTTTCTCGAAGCTATCGTCGTTGTAGTTGTCGTTCCACAGCCCTTGGCTTTTGGCCACTTCCATTGCGTTGCGATCACCGCTCAAGGCTGCGAGCTTGACCAAGGCGGGACCAGCACCGCATAGACGGGGCTTGCCGTTGTGCTTTTTCGCGAACATATCCGCCGCTGCCGCACTGCCGTAGCTTTTGGCGATGCGCTGCAAGCGATCATAGGTGCGCTGATTGAAGTCGCCCTTTTGGTCCCATGCGTCCTTCTCGGCGAACACCATATCGGGGGCATGCCGTGATGCCGGAGTGCTGGCCGCTTTCTGGAGTGCGGCTTCGATTTTGTCGAGTTGAGCTTTTGCGGACATTGAAATATTCTCCTATTACAAAGAAGCTATGTAGTGAAGCGTTGTAGAGCGACATTCGCTCCACCGATGCTTCGATGTTTACTCGCGCGACCCTAAATGGCGAAACCGTAGTCCTTCAATCGATTGGTCAGTACCTTGAGGCGTTCCATGTCTTCCGGTGACAAGTCGTCGTCCTCGTCTTTTTCTTTGGTACACTTGCAATCGGACGACTTCTTTTTGCCCTTTCCTACATTGGCGAACATGGCCCGACATTCATCGTCCTGATCTTCACCCTCGCAGTCCTCACCGTAGATAATTTTTTCCTCTACAACTTCGCTAGAGGAATCCTTGGTTTCTTCCTCTTCCTCAAGGAACTCGGCCTCCTTGACCAACACCAGTTTGTTGCCCACTCGTTTGGCCGTGCCGACCTTGCGGGTGTACCACTTGAGGTTCTTCGGGTGCTGGTAGCGCTCCAGAATCTCCTCAGTGTCCTCATCGGGGTTGATGCCCACTTCCTCGTCGATGACATCTTCGTGTTCCGGCTCGGCTTCCTCTTGCTCCGCCCATTCCACGAGATCAAGGTCTTTGTCTTCGACCTCTTCGGAGATGTTGTCGTCTTCGAGGGATTTCTTTTCTTGGATGCCAGGATAGTTCTGTCTGAGCCAATGAAGAAGTTCGGTTACATTGGAGGCCCTTGCGGAGTCTATGATTTCCCCAGAGGCATCAAAGACTTCTACCAAAGGGGCTTTTGGGTCTTTCGTTAGCCTGAACTTCTCTCCCGATTTCCGCACCGACTTACGACGCTTGCTCACCACCTCGTCTTCGGGTGGGATTTCACCGGCTTGAACCATGCCTTCCTCGCCGGGATCGGTCTCTGATCCACCCGTGCCGTCCGTCTCCATGCCCTTCATGCACTTGTCAAGGAACTCATCGGGGTCGCCCTCACCCTTGGCGTGGTGGGTGTGCAACATGCCCTTGAGGTGTTCCATGCGGGGATCGACGTACTTGGCCTTGTATTTGGTCAACCCCTCTTCAATGCCGGGGTGGTCGAGTTTGGAAATCTCGTCTTCGAGGAACTCCGCTTCGGCCTTGGCGTGCTGATAGGTCTTGACGATGGATGCCGCCGATGGCTTGACCGTGAACGGCTCCTCCATCTCGATATCCTCGGCGATGAGATCGTGTGCATCGTCCTTCATGACCTGATCCTCTTCGTCCATGTCGGCTTTGCGTACCGGCTTGCTCTTGGCCACTGGTTGCTTGACCGGAGTTTTCTTTTTCATTGATTTGCCCCTTAGTTCAGAAGCAACCTTGTTGGCTTCCTGTAAAGTGTCGTAAAGCAACCCGTCTTTCGACGAAGCCACTCCCCCACCGTCCACAATTACCCTTCCGTCTGGTAGAACGTTTTCCACGGTCTTGACCAGACCTCTCGTATCAACAATGAATTTCCCGTAGCCAGGTAGCTTGGGCTTGTCCATGAAATTGACGGCGACGACTTTCGTGGCTGGCTTAACGCTGTCAATGGAGATTGATTTCTTCTTTTTGTTGCCGCACGGACAATCGGGCTTGCCACCGCACTCGCAGGGGGGAACGGTGTAGCCACCGCTGGCTCCGGAGGACTCGGCCAGGGATTTTTCGGCTCGTGAAAGGATCGCCTGCTGTAACTTAAGAGCTGCCCTGGAGGCTAGAGTACTTCCGTCGTCTGGGTCTCGACCCCTTACCCAAGATTGGTCAAAATAAATAGGTATAGTAACTACATCTCGTGAACCAACCGCTGCCCCAATCTCCATGTTTATTCCGGATGGAACCCCACCAGCTCTTTGAACAGCCTTGTCTGCGATGTCATCCAAATCAGCATCAGTTAGTCTTCTTCCTTTGTAATTTGAGGGGATGGGTATGACTGCAACGATCCTACCCCCTAAAGATTTGTTAATCGACTTCCACACTTTTGGGTCATCCAGCCTATCCTTTGGCTCGGCCAGGGATTTTAGTTGTCTGTAGTTGTCGTTCTCGAAAAACCCTTTCGGGTCAACCATGAGCAGTATTCTTTCGCGAGTTGAATTACCCAACTTGATTGGTGTGTCCAACTGCACCGTTGCTTGCCCAAAGTTTCCACCGGCTGTATCGTTGTGAATCCCGGTGATACGTCCTTTGAAATCACTCTCCCCCAATCCTGGGACTGAGTAATGCCCTTCAACGTGCATTCCTACTGACAACTTTTTCCCTTTAGTCACGGCTTTCGACTTGCACCCACAGTCCTTCTTGGCGGCTTTTGCTACTTCAATTTCGTCGCCATCGTATCTCTGAATTTCTCCGTCGTCCATTTCCACGATATATTGAGCCAATCTGCCTGAGCCGCGAACTTCCTCTATCTTTCCTTTGCCATGGCGACTCTGCACCCGATCCCCGACCTTAAAGGAATAACCCCGGTCAAGACGAGAGTCCCCGCGAGGAGCGTTGTTTCTTAGTGAAGATTTCTTCACGGTGCAATCTCCGTTCGGACACCACCCCGACCACACAATTCCTTGTTCCTTGCGGCTCTTGGCGGCATAGGGCTTCAAGGCTTTTTGCAGTCTGGGAGTGATGAAGGATTTCTCTTTGTCGAGGCTGTCACGGATGGCCCCGGCGTTGGCGGGGACTCCGACGATGCTCGTTTCGGTGTGATCCCATGAATCGAATCGCCACCCCGAAGGACGGGTATCGCGTGGATTCGACTTGTACATCTCTTCCCGGCGTTGAGCGATGAGCGGGACGAATGCAATGCTCGTGGCGTTGAGAATTCCGCGCTGAACCTTCCCGAATACGAACATCGCGTCGGGGTCGGCACGGTCGGGGTAGAAATTGGAGATGCACTTATCCCGCTGGGAAACCACCGCTATCGATCCATCAGGTGCGCGGCTCGTTCCAATGGGGATTTCCCATTCCTGATGGCCGAAGAACCACACGGGATTATTCGCGTAGTTTTTGCCTACTCGACCCATCGGCACGACGATATCTCCATCCCGATCCTCTTCCAGGGTGGTGATGATGAATTGGATATAGTCGTTGGTGGACCCGCTCAAGTTGGCCGATCCGCTCCGGCCCATGCCCAAAGCGGAGTTGCCCGAATGGTCCTTGTAGACGAATGCGTATTGTTCTTGCAATGACATGAAGTCCTTGACGGACACGTTGCCGTCCCTAATCGCTTTGGCGACTAGCGACTTTCGCGTCTCTACGTCTTTCAGGACTTTTAGGGTGTTACGCATACCCCTAAAGCTAGCTAGGGGTACGGAGATAGTAAATCGGAAATGACTTAGGGGTGTGTAAGTGTAACTACTGGTTATCCACAAAACGAACGGCACGGAAAATATTTTGGAAAAATCTTTCGCTAGGGCTTGCACTTGGTGAATCAGGGGTGTATATTGATAGTGTAGTCAGCAATGGTAACACTTAACCGGAGAAAGCTCATGTCCTTCAATCGCAATCTCGACAAAGTCACCATCAACGGCACGGAATACAGTCTTAATGGCCGCTCGGAGTGCGAGATCATTGGCCAATGCCAGTATGTTGTCGCGGTTGACCCTGATGGCATTGACGGCGAAGTTCAGACGCAAATTTACATCGAGTCCGTTGACGCCGAATATGGCGACGATGAAACGACGATGTATCGATGGGTCGAAAACGATGACAATGGAAGTCATGAAAGCGGCGACTGGACGCTATCCCGCGAAGAGGCGGTTGAGGCAGGCCGCAAATTCGCCGCGAGCAATCAGGAGTCGCTGTAACAGCCATGACACCCTGAGCCATGCCGTTATATAGCGGTGTGGCGTCTTGGAGCAACAAGCCATGTCTACTTACACCCACGTCGGTTTCAAGCGATTCACCGGCTACATTCATCGCGCAAAACTGTACGGCCACCGTGATTATCATGGGGTCATTCACGCGATCAACGGTGAGTCCGCTGGCTCTCTACATGAAGGCAAGCCTTATGTGTCGCTGTGCGGAAAGTCGGTCATCGCCGACACTGATTTTGATGGTCGATACAATCTCTGGCACGCGAGCGAAGGCCCGAAAGTGACCTGCAAACGATGCGCGAAAATCATAAAGGAGGCGGTCAGTGAGGCCTAAACCCAAACCCAAACGCCCAGGCGGCGCGGCCCAACTCCGCGCCCTCGGCAAGATCCCGATCCAGGTCACGTTGACCGCCGAACAGTTGGAATTAATCGACCGTGCACGTACCAAGGATGGACGCTCGCGGGCCGGGTTCTTCGCACATTACACGATGGAAGCCGCGAATAAGTTGCTCAAAGAAAACTGACTTACTTGGAAATGGTGCGGATTAGACGGAAGTAGAGTTTGCCCTTAATGAACTGACAGAGGATGTCTTGCCGCTTGGATTTGACGTACTTGCGAATCTCGAAAATGTGTCTGCGCACCGCCGTGATGCCGCTTAGATCGTCCGGTAGGCATAGGTGCAATTCTTGCCGATGATGGGGCAATCCGTCCGATAGAACCTTGAGAATCTTCTTCTGAGTCACCGTCAAAGGCTTTAGCTGCTGAGTCTCCATTCGTTCTCCTTAAGAAACCCACATTCCCAAGATGTGCCGCTCAACTATTTGACCGTTGCGGATTAAATCAATGCCGCCAGACCCGCTAAGGCCGTTCATGGTTACTCCGTGGGTGACGAAGACACCATCTTGACCCTGCATTTGCTCCAGCTTAATCCTCAGCGATTCCACCTGCCCTTTCGGTATATCTTCTTCACGCCAGCCTTTGAAATGCCTGTTGATAATCCGGTCAATGGATATCGGGTAGGCGTGCTGGAATATGGCTTCGTTGACAACTGGGTAAAGATGCTTTACCGACTCGTCGATTACTATGTTTGACATTCACAACCCCTTCTTGACCATGTGGACTGCCGTGCCGCTTGGATGAACGCCCTTGGATCGTGCCTTGCAGGTTGGGCATTCGGCGATGAGGATTTCTTCTCCCATCGCCTTGCCTAGCTTGCACTCGTAGCGAAAACACTCCATGAGCGTATCGCACGATAGGCACTTCCCACGCATCACGTCATGAGGATTGGTGGGGAGATTTGTCTTCTTAATCAACATGCAACTTCTCCCCTAGTGCGGAACAGAGGATGATTTCAAGAGCAAATAGCAAATTGCCGGGTAGGTCCGAGGCATGCTCTTTTGCATAACCCATATAGACTCGCGCGACTAGATATACCTGATTCATGATTACACCAATCCGTTAACGCCTTGAATTCCACACGCTTCATTGAACATCTGCCGTAGCCTGCCCTTGATGAGCATCTCATCCCCATCACGGCATCGCCCCTCATTGGCAGCCCATACACATATCCGTAGTTGATCTTGAGAGAAGGGGATATCGAGCGGTTCCCTCATGTTGGGAGCGATGGTGGAATCGATCATCTCGTCGAATCGGGAGATGAGTGCCATTCGTGTGGCCGTCTCTCCGGCACTGCGCGTCTGCACATTCCTCACGGCGAACACGAACCATCGCAGATCGTTGAGGGTGATACGCAGCGTGGTGACTGATTGAACTTCTTCACTCATTCCATTTCCTCACGAATTGTCGGGAACGTTGGTAGGTTCCACCATCTCAACAGTTTGCCCAGACAGACTATGTTGGCAGTCTCCGCAATATTCGATTTTACCTCCACGAACGTGGTAGTGGCAGATCGTTTCTTCCGCGCGGTTTTCCCCTGCCGGGATGTAGTGCCTAACAGACGGCGACAACGTTGGGGATTCCTCATCACCATTCCAATGCCATCGCTCGGCAGGTACTCCGTGAAGATGTTTACAGCCTGGGCAGTGATACCAAACGTGCTGAACACCTTGATAATTTCTGACGGCTACCTTATTCATTCCATTTCCTCCGTCATCGAGCAGCTACAGTGAGGATGCCTCGGCGGACACATTACCCGTGCATAGGGGCCGGTTCCATCTACGACAAAAGGTTCGTTCAACCTCACCAATTTGCCCTCTAGTTCCGCGCACTTGGGGCAGCAGTCCCAACTACTAAGCCACCGCTTGTGCGTTGCCCCCGCCTCTTGTGCAGCATCGATTTGGCCCAGGTGGGTGAATCGGCTCGACTCCGTTTGTGCTATTGTAAACGCTCGGTTGGGGTTGGAGAATATCTCCCGTATCTTTTTTGCCAGGAGCTTGTGGGCTGCACCGGCTTCTAGACCCTCCCGCATCAGTTGGCGTAGGTTGACCATTGCCGTCTTGAGGTCCGTGGTTGCCGTCTCTAGCGTGGACCTAGCGAAGATGAAGGTGTGGTTGTCCACGGCGTCTAGTATCTTCGGGTTGAATAGCTCGAAGTCCTCTTCGATGGTTGCTGCCTTGAAGATGGCACGTTGGAGCCGTTTCTTGGTTCCGAATGCCCTATCGGTGGGTAGGGTGTGGCTTGCGATACCCGTTTGTAGTCGCGCGAGTCTACTTGCTGCCTGCATGATGCCAGTCTGGTACTGATCCGTCATCACGGGCTTGATCGCTTCCACAGTCACGCTCACCCACGGGGTCAAGTCGGGGACCGTCATCTTGTCCATGTCGATCCTCGACGCAACCTCTCTGGCCTGCAACGTGAATATGCGCTGAAGGATTCTTTGGAGCGTCAAGGCGTTGTTGCTTTTCTTCATTCTTGATCCGGCTGAACATAATCTACGATTGCATTGCCACGATCATTTCCGATAGGGTGCGCACCTTCTCTTCGGCGTCCTCATCGTTCGGGTCGATGTTGTCGGCAATCAATTGAGCCACGGTGTCATCCAGTTTGGCTTGACGCTCTTCGGCATCCTTGCGAATGAGGCTTTTGTAGATCGGGGAGGACAATAGCCGCTTGTTCTTGGGAGGGGGCACTTCTTCATTCGGCTTGCCCACACCATAATAGGGCTTGTCCGTTTCCGGGTTTAGCTCGATCTCTCCACCCATCTTTTCTTTGACCAAGTTGGCTGCCAACCATCCCGGTCTGCCGTCCGATTCGCCGTATTCATACGCAGGGTAACTGGCCACTAAATTGGCCTCAACTGCTAACAGATTACCCAAGTCGCTTTCCTCATAAACAGTCCAAGTATTGTCGTCACCCAAAACGAGGGTGTCGTCACCTATTTCCACTTTGGCTAGCCATTTCATTACTTGATCTCCTGATTTTTGAGAAGAGAGCCGTCCAAAACCCCTAGCACGAACGAGCAATATTCAGGGTCTCGTTTGGCGAATCCCGATGGGTCTTTGTAAAGAAGCTCTACTCCCATAGAGAGTATCTCCGTCGCTGGAGCTTCAATCAGACCTGGTACACCGTAATCTTTGCCGACGTAATAAGCTCTGATTTCGGCCTTCTTGTCGTTTGGATCGTCTGAAAACGCTTTGGCAAAATCATCTTTAGAGCCAATTTCGTTTTCAGAATATCCTCCACCAAACTTTTTCTTGAGAGATGTGGGTTCTTCGTCTTTTATGCGGTACTTCAGGAATTCCATACAGGCATCGTGTGCCCCCGGCATATTGAACTCCACCCCATGAGACATTTCGTGGACAAATATATCAGTACCATCTTCTGGAGTGCAGTACACAGACTTAATTCCGTCCTTGTAATAAGCTCTGCCGTCGAACTCTGCGAATCTAATTTGAGGCATGTCCTTACCGCCAAGCCCTTTGGCCAGTACGTTGCTGAGGAACTCGTGTGCCTTGTTTGCTTTCTCCTTGTAGACCGGGCTAACAACGGTCTGACTAAACTTGATCGGTATCTTGGCTGGGTTATCAACCTTCAAGGTTTTTATCAACGCATCATGGTTGTCAGAATCCTGAGCCCTACTAGCCTTGACAGTCTCATCGTACAAGTTCTGAGACATTGAGGTAATCTCGTTAAGAATCTTCACACGCTTTGGATGACCGAACTTCAACTTATCCGCTTCGGCCTTGGCACTAGATATTTTGTTCTTCAACTCCTCAATCTTTTTCTTTATGGCTTGCTTGCCGCTGCTAATTGACTCCAAGGATTTCAACTTCTTCTTCAAAGACTCATTGCCAGCAATGCGCTCACCTATCGGGATAGGTTTGGCAAAAGCGTCTCGGATGTCTTCTTTTGTTATGTCATCAAATTGCGTAACATGGGGTTTTATGTCAGCAACTTCTCCCGTAGAACTGTAACTTCTGGTACTCAGCTTGCCCATCGATACCAGCTTATTGACGGCACGTTTCGCATCTTCAGCCGATATGCCTTTGGGCATTTTGGCAAGCAAGTCGTCCAGGGAGGTTTCTTTACCCTTTAAGTCGAATACCTCTGGATTAGGTAAGTCGTCGATTATTGGTTCCGGTTCTACCTTCGGTTCAGGGTTTGGAGTTGGCTGCACCGGATCGGGCTTAACTTCAGGTTCCGGCTCTTCCTTGCCTTTCATCAACGTCAGTGCACCTTGAGCAATGGCATCCGCCCTCTTGGCCTTGGCGGGGTTGCCCTTAATGCTCAATCCCAGCTCGGCCTGAATCTTCTTGAGTTCTGGGATGGTGTGGCCGGATATTAGCCCTAGCAGCTTCTCCGGTGTGCCTTGGCCGGACTCCACCAAGTCCCTAATTTCCTTTACCGATTGCTCTACGGGCTTCTTGGCTGGCTTTTTGGACGCTGGCTTCTTTTTGCCCTCACCGAGAGCATTGCAGGGAACTCTCTTGCCATTCTGATAGCAGATGTTGTATCCGCGTGCATCGGTCTTCTTGCCGGTGAATCCGCCCTTGACCACGGTCTTGACTTGCTTGTAAATGGGGCTGGACCCTAATCCTTCGTCCTCCTCTTCGGGTGGAGCGTAGGGGGAGACGTCGTGTGCCCTTTTTAGGAATTTCTCGGATGCCTTCACGGTCGCTATACGAAAGTCGTCGTTTGCCGTCATCTTCATGTTGCGGACGGCATCGTTAAGGGCTTTCTCCAAATCCTTTGGGTCATCATCATTGGTAGTTGTGCGGGTGATGATGTAGTCGTCGAGAGCGTCTTTCACGATTTGGCACTTATCGACGAAATCGGAATATGCTTGATTCACCGATTCTTTAAACTCCTCTTCCGCCTCTCCAAACTCGGCATCGAAGCTTTCTATTTCCTCATCGCCATAAACGTCCTCTTCGGGCCGGAAGGATTCAATGAGGTGTTCCGTAACGTTCTCGACCATCGTGTTAGCGTAGAACTCGGCTTCTTCCGTGGCTTTCTGAACCAAGTCATTGGCGTCTGATTGGATGCTGGCTATGGCACTAGAGTCAAACGTTCCTTCATCATCGTCTACGGCATTCTCAACCTCACCCATGAGGTCCGCCAATCCATCCACGCAATCAAACCCAGTTTGCTCAATTCCTTCGGCAGCTTTGTCGATTGACTTGGTTGCCGCTTCCGTTAGATGATCGCCCTGCGAGTTCTCCCCAACGACGTGTTCGGAATCACTCTTGTCGTCATCTGGCTTGGCGGACTCCCCACCCTGACCGCTGGGCTTGCAATGGCCCTTGTCGTCCCTATCGCATTCCTCAAAAAAGGAACCCTTTTGGACGTACTTTTTGTCCCGGTAAATGGGGCTGGTCCAGAGCATTGTCATTCTCCAAACTGAGTTGTACTCGCGCGACTAGATACCGTCGAAGGCTAAAGCATCCTCTTCCGTCAAGTCCTCGTTGGTCCAATCCGGTGCGGTGGGTTGCTCGGCAAAGGCTTTATCGGCCTTGTCTAGCGCCTCTTGGCGGCTATGGGTCTCGTCGAGTGCCACGGCGAGCAACGCCATATACCAATCGGCATTGTCCCCGGCCTTCTGGACCCTAGCGCACACCTCTCGTGCATATTCTTTGCTTGTCATTTCTTGACCTTCTTTTTAGCGGGTTTACGTGCCGTCTTCCTTGATTTCTTGGGTTCTTCCTTCTTACCGGAGATCATCTTCTTGGCCGCTCGGATCGTTGCCATTGGGTTCCTTACCGTACTGTAGGCGATGTAGCCCAATGAGCAGGCTGGAATCCATGTCCCCACCTTAGCTGCGGCTACGTTGCCTCCCGTAGCGAGCAAGATGGCCGGGGCTTGGATCGTCCAGCCAACGGCTAGATCGGCGATTCCAACGGCCTTGCCAACCATCTTAGCATGCTCCTCGCCTAGCCCACGCTCAATGGCCACGGTCTCGGCCATCTCACGGGATTTGTTATAGCCGGTCATGAGCTTGTGTTCAACGAATCTTACCGCTCCGTAGGTTTTGACTAGCGCGGTTTGAACCGATTCGGGCAGCACGCTTCCACCGATCTCCCCAATGGTCAACATCGTTTCCTTCACATCGCTAAACTTCTCCGCTGCCGCCTTGAAGTTATCGACGATGGCCGTCTTGACCTTGGAGGAGCTGCCTGCACTCGTCTCCGTCGTCTTGGCCCCACCCTCTCCCGATAGGGGCGTGCATCCAGTCAAGTCTGCCCGCTCACCTGGCTTGCACGAACCTTCCGATTTAGTTTTTTGAGAAGACATGCTTGGTTCCCGCAAGATACCAATACCTTTCCCACCCTGACTTGATTCTCGTACTTCTGGTAATCCCATGTGTTGTAGTCGCCCATCGACTGTGCGTGTGCCGCCACCACCGCTTGATAGGGTGTTAGAAGGTATTCCCTTTCTTTTAGCGTTGCTAGGTCGATTACTTTTACCAACATTGTTTCTCTCCCTCAATTTCTTGGACCAATCTTCGATCACGTTGAAAATCTCTGGGCTATACGATTTTAACTCATCTGGGGCCGTCACGTATGCCGCCGCTGCTTCCATGAGATTTTCTAGCTTACCGGCAATCCCCCCGTATACAGAGACGCTTTTTTTCAGCCCGGAGAGCTTTTCAGCATAGGATTTAGCTAAATCAGGATCGCTGCTGTAGGCGTGGTGAGCTACCTCATGGGCGGCAAAGTGCATTCCTTGGGTTACGTTAGGTGATTTGAATAGGAATGCCGCTGGTGAATCTTTGTGTGCGTTTACCACGAACACTCCATCATGAGATGCGTCTCCACCGATGCCAAAGGAGGATTTGCGCGAACCAAACTTCAGCTTTGGCATACCGATCCCAAACGTCTCCGCTGTTTTTTCGGCTGATTTTTTCGCGGACGCCACCAATTCCTCTCCACCATCTTTCGGAACCCAAGCAGATATCTTTGAGTCTTCTGGGGGATTTTCTCGAATATTTTTGTCAACATCCTGAACCCACTTGGCTATATCGTCCTTCGTGCCAGACACCACTCCTTCGCTGCCGTCCCTACCCGTGTAGAACATATACCCGTCAATAAGTTGATACGATTGCACGGCTGGCGGAAATGAGTAGTCTGAATCTACCGGTTCTACTTCGTATTTCCCCCCATTGACCATTACCGAACTACCAACTTTGGGTAGTTTCTGAATGTCCTTTCCTAGGGCTAAGTGAACTGCCTTACCGCCGCTGCCGTTGATTGGGGTACATCCGGTGAGGTCCGCGCGTTCCCCAGGCTTGCATGATCCGCCATCGGCCTTACGGACGGCATACTTGGCAATGTACTTGAGGGAATTGCTGACCTTGAACGATTTGGTTTGGGTTGCACGTTGCAGGTGTTCCAAGTCGTCCAATAGTTCTGGACGAAGATTGTGGTTGTCGAAGTCCTTGGGTGATACCCACGCAACCACCTCAAATACGTCACCGTCCGGGTTCGTGTCCAATCGGCGGTTGACGATATCGACCGTATCCTCTGCCGCCACTTGGTAGACGAATCCTTCGTACTTCCCATTCGTGCCACGCCAGTTATCGACAATCTTCCCATCCGGTAATTCGATACCCGTTTCCTCAAACCACTCTCGCTTGGCAGATTCAAGTGGATCGCCGTTGCCCTCAATCTTGCCTCCAGGGAATTCCCATGTGCCGCCCCGATGATCGTCGATATGGCGTTGGAGCATCAACACCCTACCGGTATCCCTAGCGATGACTGCCAGCCCCGATGCAACCACGCTCTTGCGAACCAAGTTGTTTTTCTTGAGGTAGGCGTTGAGTTCCTTTTCCGTTGAGAATTCAATCGACTTATCGTACTTGTTGGGGAACACCTGTTGCCATTCCGGTCCTGGCTTGCCGCCCTCGTTTTGAACGATGACCCGCTGTTCATCTCCGGTCCACTTGGAAGCTTGGCTCTTGATGGCTAACTCAGTTTCTACGCCACCATCGAACCAATCCATGAAGTCAACGATGGCCAGTTTAGGAGGGCCTTGATTGACCCAAACGTAAAGCCCTTCCTTGTGTTCTTCGGGAAGAGCGTCTAGGTAGTTGCTGAGGTCTCCTACTGCTGCATCTGCCGTCGATTTAACAATCGTCTTGGCGTCCTTGATCTTTTGATTTAGGCGATTCATTTCGATTATGTGTGCCCAACCTAGCAATTCGTTATCAGTCTTGCATACCGACTTGGCAGCATTCCATTCCTTTGTATGGCTGATCGTCTTGAACCATTCATCCCAATGCTTGACCGATTTCGTAGGTTCTCCATTTGGTTCCTCTACTCCGGCGTCCATATCCAGTGGCTTGGATTCGATGGCTAGCGGGTTGTCCGGTGCGGATTCTTCCCCACCTTCGGGCAGCTCCAAGGGTCCACCCTCCATAGCTTGCTGCTCGGCCTGTTCGGGTTGGGTGAACGGCTTGAGCAAATCGGCCAAGTCCTGTTGATCTTCTCCCGTGTTGAGTGGTAGCGGGACCATACCGCCTGGACCCGAAACCAATGGATCATCCCCACCATGCTCGTACCTAGGCCGACCTCTTAACGCGCGGACTTCGTTCGGAGTCACTGAATGGCATTGCATGTCGGTCGCCAAATCCGCGTTAACTTGGGCTGGATCGGCTGGAGTGCAATTGCCGGTGATGTGAACCTTGCCCCCACGCCGAACAACAAACTTCCCTGTCGGTACTTCAACGCACCATACAAGCCCGCTATAGGGAATCGTGGAACGATGTTCCGGCTCCACCACGGCGTGCATTCTGGCACACAAGTTGACGGAGTAAATGTCGGAATGCCCTTTCTTGACCCCTACCTTTTTTACGATTGCCGCCGCTATACCGCACTTGATGGCAATTTCTTGAACATCGTCCGCGAGTTGTTTGCTGATCGTGAAGTATTTTGAATTCCACACTCCGGTGTTTTTGTTGATCTTGGGTTTGATGCCATCTCCAGCAATGAGGGCGTCTAACAATATGCGTAGGTATTCCGCTGGCCACGCCTTGACGTAGCTGGGGATTCGCATGTTTACCGACCCCTTGCCGCAATGCTCCTCAAGATGTTCGTACATGCCACGGTTGTTGCAAACAAATTGCATGGCCTTTTCGGTCTTTTGCCGCTTCTTCCAATTGCCCGGCATCCTGTCAATGCAAGCTTCCATCTTTGGGTAGCTAAGATTGTCGTTGTTTTGACTGATGTAAATCAGCCACGATCCGCCATATGGCTTGTTTCTTTGCAAGCATCCTTCGCTCAAGTAATAACCCATAAACTCTAGCCATAGCTTTGGCTCCATTTGCATCGGGTTGAGTAGGGTTTGTTGGTGTCCTCCACCATACTCTTTGACGGTTATATTGGTTGGGGTCTCGCATGCCGCTGGAGCAGCTTTGAGAATGTGATACGTGAGGCTTTCGGCCAAATCTTCGGCTAGCCGGAAACCCCATTGAGGAATTGCTCGACCCGATTTCGGCCTATCCTGCACCCACACGCGATGCCTAGGCGTCATTGCCACATTGATGCGACCACTTTCCCAGACATGGAGAACCCCTTCGTGTTGACGGCGGATGATTCGCTTCGGCTGGTGGTAAGAAAGCGTGTTTGTCACTTCGTCATAACAGGCGATTTCCGTACCGTAGGTGATGTCTTCTTGACGCTTCCACCCATCGGACGTTAGGCATTCTGTTTCTAGGTCCAAGCAGTCATCCCACCACAATTTCGCCCTTTTTCCAGGTTGCGACCAGCGCGAAGCTAGATGTTTAGTCAACGTTTGACCGCGCATTTGTAAGCGAGGGTTAATACATTGGCTGCACATGGATGCCAAAGTCGCCAACACGCTCCCAAACGTAAGGCCATCTGATATGCCTACGGCAGCCTTAGGAACTTGGAACAGCGACAAGATCATATCCCTAATTTGTTCCTCTGAGGAAAAATACGCCATCTCGGTAGGGGAAAAGCTTAACGGCGTGATCTTGGCTCCTGGCGGGGTGATGACGGGTTTGCCGTAGTTGCCCTCGCCCTGCATCCTGGACATGAACTTCGATTCGATACGGGCAATCATGTTGTCGTCAGGGTCTTCATAGCCTTGGGCTAGTTCCAGCCAAAACTCAGGGCGGGCTTGATTGATGAACTGTGCCCATCGTGAACGGCTGATGCTCTCTTCCGTATCAATCCATTGGCTACCCGCCGTTAGCTTGCTCCATCCGCCGATCTTGTTCTGAGGACTCTTCCACCGCTCCATGATGATTTCATTGGGTGGGAACTTGAGTAGTCCCGATGCACCCGCTCCACCCCACGGACGCACTTCGTAATATTCGATCAACTCCCCGGCATGGGGATGATCCGCGCTGACGTGCAATCCCCCACCCGTCCGTGGCCATACCCAGTGCGTGGGGATCACCCATAGCTCACAGGGGGTTCCGTTGAGGGAATTGGGGACTGCCCAGATATAGCTGACTCCGCATAGCTCTTGGAACATCTGGCTTTCGTAGAGGATGTCAAAGGTGGTATCGACTGGGTTGGGGTTCTCTAGCAATCGGCGTAGAGGGTGATCGTTGCCCATCGGCTCAAGGTCGTCATGAGGCTTGATGACACTGAGGGCCTTGCTCCTCCACTCCCCCATCGTCAAATAGGAATGGCCTGCCCAATCCATCGTGCAACTACCGCCAAACCCCCTGCCCTTGGAGTTGAGCAGCCCTCGGTGCATCCCCTTCACGGTTAACCCCGGCTTCTCGGCGTCCACCACGTAGGCCAAATTCGGGAATAGGCCACCCATGCGGCAACATATGGCATTGACCGCCACGTAAGTCCAATTGCGGAAGTGGGCCACCTGCTCGGCAACGTTCTGATCCCACCCATACGATGTGGTACGGTTGGGGAATAGGCTGGATATGACGCGCTCCCCAGGCGTGGCAACTTTTTGTATCGAATTGAATCGCTTGAGCTGGGGGAGGTACTTGGCACTTCTCATATCTTCTATCCTTTTGGGAAGTCAATTTCCGAATTATTGTAACTACCCACTCGGCAAAGGGATAGCCCACTTTTTGGCCATGTATAGTCGCGCGACTAAAAACTATTTTCAACTTTTTCTAAAATCCCCCTTGCACTTATCCGATTCTAAGTGTATATTGAGTGTGTAGGGATAACCGAACACGAAATGAAAGGGTAGAACAATGGCAGCTATCATGGAAATCAGGATTGAAGGCGAAGTGAAGGGCGTAAGCTGTGCAGTTGCTCATTTCAGCATTGACGGCAAGGAATACCTAATCACCGGAACGAAGTCTTTTGTTTCTGTGTACGCTGGGCGTTGGATCAATGACCGTCGTGGGCTTGGCAAGACGTTTTGGAACGTCGCTGAAATTTCCAAGCACTACAAGAAGAACGCGGATATCTTGACCGAATACGCCAACCGCGTAATGAACATGGCAAGCTAACTGCTTTTCTCATCGGGTCGGTCATCAATGGGACCGACCCCAACTTGGTTTCCATTTTCAACGGAGAATAACATGAAATGCTCGCACTGGGCCGACGATAGCCGCACGGAACGAACGGAAAGCGGTCGCATTGTCGTTATTGAAGATTCGCAACGATGTACCAACGCCGCAACAGTTTGGCTCCATGCCCCGGACGGTCGCAAAGTACCCGGTTGCTGGTATTGCCAACAGCACGCCAATGCAATCGTTACCGAATACCGTGAAAAACTTAACGAAGTCTGGACCGCGCGGAAGATTGACAATCTTGGGGGCCTTATCAAATGACAACCGAAACCAAACATTCCGCGATGTTCTACTTCGACCTTGCCGTTGGCCTGATGCGTCAGCATGGGCTGGAATCGTGGGCCTTCGTGTTCGACAATGCCAAGCGTAGGGCAGGGGTATGCCGGTATCGATGCAAGGTCATCTCGCTATCCCGCCACTACGTCCGGCTCAATGCCGACAACTACGAGGACATACGCGACACCATCCTCCACGAGATTGCCCATGCCCTTGCCGGTCACAAAGCCGGGCATGGTCCGGCATGGAAAGCGGTATGCCGTCGCATCGGGGCCAAACCGGAGCGATGCTACGATCCGAGCAAGGTAGTCATGCCCAAGGGTTCCTTGCAAGCCACTTGCGGTGGATGCCTCAAGGTGTTCACCCGTCACAAGGCTGTACGCAAGGGTTCGTGGCGGTATTGCGTCAAGTGCGGCAAGGACAAGGGTCGATTGACCTTCGCCAAACGTGTAGAGTCGCGCGAGTACAAACCCTCATCACTGTTTCAATGAGGAACCGACATGAAAGCCAAACCAACGAAATCTACCGCCAAGAAGAAGCGGCCTAGCGGATATGCCCAAGCCAAAGCTTCCGGCAAGGTGGTGGTGATGCTCCAGCTCACTCCCGATCAAGCCGCCGTCATCGACCTTGCCGCTACCCTTGAGGGCAGGTCACGAACCAACTACATCGCCCATCACGCTTACCTAACCGCTTCCCAACACAAGGAGAAGACGACGTAGAAAACTATTTTCCACTTTTTCTAAAAATCGTGTTGCACTTAAACGAATTTAAGCGTATACTAAGTGTGTAGAGACGAGCGACAACCAAACGCAAAGGAGAATGACGATGGCAACCGAACTGATCACCAGGACGTGCAAATGCCTCGCGTGCGGGCGACGACCCGCCGCAACGACGCCGGAATGGCCGGCGCTTTGTGCATCGTGCCTCGACCGCACCGGCGAACGCATCAGGCCCGGTGTCCGCGTGATCTGCGAAGTCGATGATGGATGCAGCGGTACGGTCAATCGAATCGAAGATGGCCTGGCGGTTGTGACGACCAGCGATGGCAAGGAAGCGTGGATACCCATCCCCGAATTGGTTGCCATCACGAAAAGCATGAGATCCAAGTCCTAGCCCCAACATCGGTACAGCGTCCTCAATCGCCCAACCATTTTCGGTAGTACGTTTCGGAAGCAGTCGGTTCATCGCCAAATGTCTGGCCTGATTGCTTGAACTGCTTCCACAAAGCTTCTTCCATCGCTTCCGCAGCATCCAACCAATAGAAGCATCGGTACAAAACCGATGTCCTAATTTCCATCGTTGGTGGTAGGTCAGCCGTGGGTGGGGTGGAGCAGAATTCACATCCGCAATCCCCCCGTAGCCCATCGTGCTGGCATGTGGCACACAAGCTCTCCACCAAGTCTTGACCGCAATTCGGGCAATTACCGTTCATTGGATTTCTCCGGTTCGTACCGTTGGCAAACTCTCACTCGTCGCATCATCACTCTATAGGTGTGGCAGTCATGTGCCTCAAAGAATCTATCGCATAGACCGTTAATGACTGATAAATGCAACAACATTCTTCTTGTCTCGATATCATCGCATTCCAACAAATCCATGTAGTTTTGCATGTAGTAATCGAGCATTACACTTCCTTCGGCAATAGGATTTGTTGGTCGTGCTTGCATTCGATTTCGATGACGGCGGGGTCGGTATATTTAAGTACTCGTTCAAGTTCAGATATGTTTTCTCTGGTTAAGCGACTGTGTATGACAATTCCCATTGCTTCGGCTACGTCTGAAATGTCTGGTATGGCCACATCATCGCCGCTACCTATCCTCCTGCCCTCACAGTATCGGTCTTGGGTATTACGAATGGACGCATAGCCACCGTTGCTGATGACGATGATCTTGACGTTGAGTTCTAGTCGCGCGAGTACGCTTAGCTCCTGCACGTTGGTCATGAAGCTACCATCCCCGATAACGGCAACCACCGGCACATTCGGATTGGCCAGGGCTGCTCCGATGGACGCTGGCAATGCCCACCCCATTTGGGCCAATGATCCAGGGCAGATGAATCTTCGGTTGCCCATCATCTGCATGACCTGAGGAATGGCGTAGTAGGGCTGCCCGGCATCGTAAAGGATAATGGCGTCTTGGGATATCTCGTCGTTCAAAGCGGATAAGGCTTCGTACAGGTCTAGCGGTCCATCTTCGTTGTCTACGATATACTCTTGGCTATGTTGGTGGTAGGCGTCTCCACATGCCCTATGCCAATCGCTTCCCTCATGGGTAAATTCCAGCTTGAGCTTAACCAGCTTTCTAAGGAACTCGCCCACGTCGCACTCGAACTTCAAGCCGCCGTGATCCACCTTGTCCAGTACGGCGCGGTCCGGGTCCACATGGATGATCGTGGCGTTCTTGGGCAGGTACTCGCCATCCCATCCGATGGTTTGGTTGTGTAGGCTACAGCCCATGACGAGGACCACATCGGCATTCTTGAGCATCCAGTTCGCTGCGGTATGACCCTTCACTCCTGGGTGGCCATAGCTGTATCGGATGGCATCTTTGGCGAATTGGGTGGTGATGATCGGGATGGTGCAGGACTCGTCTAGCTGGCGTGCCGCCTCAATCGCTCCAGAACAGCGTATGCCGTGTCCAAATAGGATCAACGGGCGTCTAGCCTCCTTGAGCAGTTTGGATGCCTGCAAGGGCCATTCTGGATTGATTTTAACCCGTTCTAGGGCCGGATTTAGTGGCTCTTTAGGAATCGGCAGCTTGTCTTGGCTGATTTCGCTGCTTTGAAAGTCGAGGGGGACTTCCAAATAGACCGGCCCCGGCCTTCCCGACACGCATTCCATCCATGAGCCTTCGATGCAGATAATGCCGTGATCCTTGGTGAAGGCCGAGACGATGGGGAACGTATCTACTTCAAGAAACCCCGTTTGTCTCAATCTAGTTCCATTATTGCAATCCTTGACCTTGCTTTGACCCACGATGTAGATGACGGGGATGGAGTCTTGGTACGCGCTGACGATTCCCGTAATGAGGTTGGGTCCACCTGGTCCACCCGTGGCAAGGCATAGGCTGGGTCTGCCCGTTATCCGAGCGTAGGCATCGGCAGCATAGGCTGCGGCTTGCTCATGGTGGAAGCAGGTGTACCCCATGCCGCTCTTCTTAACCGCGTCCATCAAGTACATCATCTGCCCACCCGATACCAGGAAGGCGTGGTCAATGCCCTGGGCTTGCAGGAATTGGATGAGGTAGTCAGCTACGATCATGGTTGCTCCTTTTCGTATTTGAGGGAGAACGCTAGCAACTCTTCGAGCGTGGGGGCCGCGATCTTCGTCATAACGATTGCCGCACCTCTCACACACGTCATCCTCAAGGTGATATCCACATTCACATGTAAGCATTGAATTACTCCTAGCTATCGCACGCTGGACAACGCATTGGATACTCGAAGCTCCACTTGGTCAACTGCTAACTCAAACGCATGTTCCAACCCGTCTGCCCTATCTCCCATATAGGTCTGCCATCTCCATCCGTAATCCTTCTCACCCACCCCTTCCGTGAAGTACACGTCTGCAACCTTACGGACCAATCCGCGCACCTTTGGGCCGAAGTTCCATGTGTCGTCACCGATGTATTGCCACTCCATTTCGTCAATGCTCATGGTTGCTCCTAGCAGCGAATAATCGGATTGTTGTCGGAATGGATTTTGTTCAGCGCGTCCTGCATTTCCTTATCCCCAAACGAGGGATCAATCTCGTGCTTGAACACCAGATCGAGATGCTTCCTAATCATCGTTGTTGCCTCTGGGTCAATGCCTTCGTCCAAGATGCTGCCCCTTCCCTTACCGCTAATCTCAAAATACCCTTGTAACCAGTAACAGAAATCTCGACTTGTCATGACGTTCTCCCATAAAAGTGAAAGCGGGTTCCGTGGCTTCGATTGCTACACCCGCCACATAGCACGGTCTGTGGGTTGGGGCCTTGTTATCGGCCTGCTTGCGTGGGAACTGGCGAAGACGTAGGCCACGCAAGCCCCGGAGAGCCACGGCTGCTCCTATGAAACTCCTACGTCTTCCTGAGTCCTTCGAGTACGTAATAGTTCATGGTCCGCTTGAGGGCATCTTCGAGCGGAATGGTGGGCTCGTAATTACCAAGAATGAAGTCCTTTTCTGGTTCATCGTCTCCGAGAACCACGTTGTCCGTTAGTAGTCGCGCGACCCTGACTAGGCTAACAGCATCGAGACTTCCTAGTTCACACAACAGATTCTCTACAGTTGCTCGCAACAATTCAATTACCATATCGCAAGCGTGGAGATAACCCCTAACGGTGTTGGGAGAGCGTACCAAGACCGGCTCACCGGCAAGGGCTTGCTTGATGAAGTTGCCCACCGCGAATCGCTCTAGGTCCATCATGGGGCCGACGAAGCTGTAACCACGAACAATGCTGGCTTCCAATCCGTCTTCTTCACACGCTCGGTGCAACATCGTTTCACATAGACGCTTGGTCTCGGCTATCACCCTGCGCGAATCGTTCCACCCATAATCCATGTGGACCGCTTGGCTGGAGGTGAATAACAGCTTCTTTACGCCTTGCACCTTGCAGAATTCCAAGACACGTTCCATGCCCACAATGTTGTTGGCGATGCTCTTGTGGTCGTAGGCAAAGTGCATGACGTAATCGTGGCCGTCAGCATGGTCCAAGCCCAATAGCGGGTCCAAGTTCTGAATTCGGTAAGCGTCGTGGTAGCTCCAGAACGTGGTGATGCCTAGCAATTCATCCGCGCGATCCAACGTCATCGTCATCCACCTACCAAAGAACCCAGCGGCTCCCGTGATGAAGATGCGTTTGCCGTCAAGCTGCCTCAGATACGGCTCCGCATGCTTGACGATGTGGTCCAAGTCGGCTTGTAGTTGTGGGTTCATCGCATGATCCTTTCGATGATAGCAGAGGCGGCGAATGGAATTAGGGTGCAGACAAATCCGATGATCGACCCCACCACCATCCCTGTTCGCCAAGCCCTACCGTAAGCCCTGATCTCCCCTTCGGTCTTGTAGTCGTCTATGTCGAAAATCATTCCTTGCCTCCCAGCCCTGCGGCTTTACAGACTTCCTCAACCGCTTGATCCAATACGTCGATCTTATCCTCAGCCTTCCTCAAGCGGTGATAGAGGAAGGGGACAATGGAGGCCAATGCGACCGCGGCCACGGACAGGCACGCACACACAATGCCAAGACACACGCAGACCGTTTCTAGAGTATTCACTCGGTTACTCCGTTGTCTTGGTAGGTCGTCGCAACGAACTGTGCGTGCGAATCGTCTATGGCCAGTTCTTCCTCGTAGCAGTCGTTACAGATTGGCTCATAAAGGTCAGCAGGATGCCCAGGGAAGTTGTCTGAAGCAACCTTTATTGGGAATGACTTCTCACACTTCCAGCACACGAATTCTCCGCTCATTTCGCACCACCTTTCTCCACCAGCTTGGGGGGCTGTTCCTGGCCGTTGGCAATTTCATGAGTGAGTGAGTCGATGTACTTGAGCAATTCGCCCACATGCTCGGCGTAGGTTTGGTTGCTGGCGGCATTGTAGCCCAGGCTTGCTTCCGCATGCCGCTTACGAATCACTTCCAATCGTTCCTTAGTCATCATCATTCTCCCTTGGTTGCATTAAACCATTTCGTTTCTTGTTGGGACCGAATCCTAGACGCCTTCGACGGGCGGCAAAGCTGGGGGGCTTGATTCCCAACTCGGATGCGGCTTCCTTGTCCGTGTATCCGGCGTCCATCAGTCGTATCGTTTGTTCTCGCACTTCCCAATCCACATTCTTGACGTACCAGTCTTCGTCGCCTACCTTGCAATTGGGCTTTAATCCGCGCGCCTTGCGCCATTGGCGGATGTTGCTGGACGTGCATCCGATTCTATCCGCAATGTCCCGATCCGATAGACCTGAACCATAAAGCTCTTGCCCCATCTCGGACAGCTTCCGGCTATGGCGGAACGTGGGTATCGCCGGTATCCCCCGCTTGGCCCTCCATTGCTGGACCAACCATTTCGTGCAACCCACCTTTTGGGCAATGACGGAATCACGCAGCCCCATCTCGACCATGCCCCTACCGATCTGGTCTAGTACCTTGGTTGCCCCGGTATGTATGTGCGACATGAACCCTCCGTCATTTCTTTTTCAAGTGCTTTCCCGCAATGATCGTTTCCAGGTGTTCCACACGCACCCGTAACTCCGATAACTCGTCTTCCAAGGTAAGCTGCTCGCCACCACCCCCACCTTCCCCGTCGTCTTCGTCCTCATCTGGTGGTCCAAGGCCAATGATTACATCCACGAGGGCTTCTACGTGATCGGTGGTTAGCTGATCCGTCTCGACCATTTGAGAGAAGGAACCCCTGTCAGGACGATTGCTAACGCTATGGTACTTAAACATGCTGCCCCTCCCTCATCCGTAGTTTCTTCCGTGCCTCTCGATACGCCACTTGCTGTTGAGCGACGGTGAACCTTTTCTTGAACGTCAACCTGCTATGGATGACCGCCGTCTCATAGTTGACCATGATTTCCCAATTCTTCCGCGCGGATTCCACGATGGCATCGCGTAGCACATCGATTGCCTTCATGTACTCTTCCGGTGTATCCATCATCCTTGCACCCCCCTTTCTTTCTTGGGCTTCGGGCTGCCCTTGCCGCACATCGAATGCTTCAACCCATCTCGGTACTTGGAATTGGATTGAGAGCATTTCTTGCAAACGCGCTGCCCGTCGAATTGTTGAGGCTTTTCCTCTCGGCACTTAAGGCAAATCATGTCATCACTCCGTGACCAGGGTTCTTCAAATCCCCTCCATCCAATGCCAGCCCCTCTTTGGCCAGCTTGGATAGACGCTTGATGGCATATTCCATTTGTAGGGCTTCCGACTTGCTCTCGCATTTTAGCATCCATACCAGCGATACGGGCAGTCTTGATCGGGTGTATTTGGCCCCCTTGCCGCTATTGTGTTTCTTCTCGCGCGAGTACACATCATTGGACACGCCGCAATAGAGGCTGCCATCGGAGCATCGCAAGATGTAAGTGTGCCACGTTAGTACCATGTCGGAACGCTCGGCTGGGTCAGGACGTTGAACCGCTTCTGAACGGCTGCCATGACCCTATCGTAGACCCAATCCGGTAGCTGCTCGGTTGGCGTTGTGAGGATGATGTCTTTCGGTATCTCGGCTAGGAATGTCATCCTATCCGCCGTCCCAAGCAGCTTCCGTGCCCGCATCATGAGGATGAAGGCATTGGGTTCCTTGAGGTCCGTGATGTCGATTTGCTTACGCTCCACTAGTAATCCTCCAATTTAGTTAGTCGCACCCGTTGTCCGACATGCCGTCAATCCAATTTGTTTCGATGACCTGCCTCTTCTCTTCTACGGCGTCAATAGCCCATTGGCATCCTTTGAGAGCGAATGCCAACATCCACTCGTCTCCGGTTGGGTAATAGGTGGAACCGTCTTTACAGACTATACCTGGGCGTATTGGCTCTAACATCAGTAATCCTCCGTTAGAAACTCCACGTCTTTGCACCACACGCACTCGAACTTGGTTTCGACCCGAATCTTGCCATCCTTGGTGTATCGCCCATGCCCCTTGTAGGCGTAGCTCCCACCGCAATAGGAATGTCTACAGGGCTTGCCGTGGCCCTTGTCATGGAGTCGGTCGATGAACTCCGATAGCCCCGGCTTGGCTGGCGTTACCTTCCGTGTCGGTTTCATGGTCAACCCTTGTCTATCTGCTCGGCAAATTCCATAGCGGCTTTAACGGTATTAAACCTCTTATGCCACGGTGTGCCGTTGCTCTTTTTGTGTACGTTGGAAATCAGTAGTGCCGCCGATCCTCGACGTAAAATCTCAAATTTCCCATCTTCCGAATCGTACCCTGCGATTGCATTATCTTTACGAATCCACAATCGGAAATCGCTACCCAAGGTAATGTGTTTAGGAAATGCCGGTCTCATCGCTCCACCACCTTTTCGTGAAAAATCTCTAGAACGTAATCCAGCATAGCAGTCGTTAGCCCCGGCCAACAACCTACCCAGAATGTATTGTGCATCACATAATCAGTGTTGGCAAGTTGGCCCACCACTCGCTTCTCCACGTCCTTGTAGGCCGGTTGCTTGGTGAGATTGCCCCCGAATAACAATCGGGTCTGGATGCCATGATCGTTTAACTTGGCTACTACGTAGTTGCGATTAAAGAATGCAGAGGATGTTGGACGTATCGACAAGGCGAACCCGAACCATGAGGGGTTGCTGTTGGGTGTAGGCTCCGGCAGGATGAAGTATTCTTCCAAGTCTTTGAGGCCATCGTAGAGGTACTTCCAGTTGAATCTGCGCGATTCGATGAACGACGGCAGCTTCTTGAGTTGAGCCAACCCCAAGGCGGCTTGCATCTCGGTTGCTTTCAAGTTGTAGCCAATCTCCGAGAAGGCGTACTTATGATCCCATCCATCCGGCAATTCGCCTAGCACGCTCTTGGGCTGATTGAACCGCTTACCACAAGAGTTGTCCACCCCTGGCGGACACCAGCAAGAACGCCCCCAGTCCCGTAGCGAGTTGACGATAGAGTTTAGCTTGGCGTTGCTCGTCACCACCATGCCTCCCTCGCCGGTTGTCATGTGGTGGGCTGGATAGAAGCTGTAGGTGGAAAAATGACCGGCCACGCCCACATGGTCGCCAATTATCTCATCCCCATACCTTGAGCCTAGCGCGTCGCACGAATCTTCGATCAGGTAGAGGTCGTGCTTGTGAACGAACTCGTAGACTTCCGTCATGTTGAAGGGGTTGCCCAGCGTATGGGCGATCATAACCGCGCGGGTCTTGTCGCTCCTTGCGGCTTCCAACTGGGTCACGTCGATGTTGTAGGTCGGCAAGGTCACGTCCACGAATACAGGAACTAAACCATTCTGAATGATCGGGTTGACCGTGGTGGGGAACCCTGCGGCTACGGTGATTACCTCATCCACCTTCCTGAGAGGGTTGTCCAATCGCTTCGAGGTGAGGGCGGTGAGGGCTAGTAGATTCGCACTACTCCCGCTATTGGCGAAGGATGCGAACCGTTGCTCCACCGTATCCGCAAATGCCTTCTCGAATGCCGGTACACGATGCCCACCCGTTAGGTCGAAGTCCAGGGCGGATTCCACCAAGGCCACCATCTCCTCATGATCGTAGACCTTGCCGCTCACGGGGACTTTGTTCTTGCCTGGGATGAACGGCGTGGGCTTGTGGAACAAGTCGCAATATCGCTTGACGGAATCGAGAATGGAGGCTTTGTCGTTCACTTTGATAACTCCGCGTTGAGCATATCGGTCAGGTCGGAAAGGAATAGGTTCATGCAGACGGATTTACAGGGGTCTTTTTCGGACAAGCTGTAATGATTAAAGACAACCATTTCGAGCGGTCTTAGATTAAAGTATCTTTGAGACACCTCCCTAATCATCTCCACCGTTAGTAGTCGCTTGGGCTTGTCATCCCGTTTGTACTCGTGCGACTCCAACTCGCTTAGCCGATCATTCACTTCGGCCAACGTATCGTAGCCAACCTCCCGTGTCATATCCCCTAGCGTCTCACGAACGTAATACCTACTCATGGCGTTGCTCCTTCGGCCACCCCGACCACGACTCTCCGTGCATGGGATGGAACATTGATAAAGCATCCAGTATTGAGTTTATTTTTTGAGACAGTTCCCATGACCACGAACTACTACCAACGTTCCTAGTTAGGTCAGCTATTAACTGAATGGCTTCCTGATGCTTCTCTAAGATACAATCACGGTTAGCCTCAATTAAGCCAGCCATAGGATCGTACCTAGCGGATAACTCCTTTTCCAATTCATCAATCACTGCTGCCCTACGAAGCAACTGCCTGCTTAAGATGCGTAGATCATCATCAGGATCACAATTAGGCTCGTTGAGTAATTTGTTGGCCAGCACTATAGAGTCAGATTTCTCGCTCACGGCTTGTTCTCCCCAAAGTATTTGCGATACCACTTAACCGTCTCTTTCAACCCATCCGCTAGCGTCCAATTGGGAACCCAGCCCAGCTTGGCACGGGCTTTTTGAGAGGAGAGATGCTGGGCCTGAATCTCGTTCGTGGCCTCGTTGCGGATATCGATTTTACAATACCTAGCGTCGGACATGAACAAGCCATGCATCTCAGCTAGAACGTTGACCACCATTTCTTTAGCGTCAATCGGCTCATCGTTGCTGAAGTTGAATGCCTCACCGTTCTGCACCATGCCGAATGCCAGGCCCTCCGCTAAAGCAATGTAGGCGTTGACGGCATCCTCTACGTAGAAGTAGTCGCGGATTGGTGTACCATCGCTACGAATAACGGGATTCTGACCTTGGAGTACACTACGAATGGTCCCTGGTACGATACGGTTCCAGTTGAGGTCCCCTCCCCCGTAGATATTACCCATGCGTGCAATGGCAATGGGGAGGTCATAGGTTTTGGCGTAGCACTGGGAGATGAGGTCGGCACAGGCTTTGGAGCAATCATAGGGGTAGAGTCCTCGTAAGGGCGTGTTCTCGGTGTAGGGCAGGATGGGGGATTCGCCATACGCCTTGTCGGACGACACGGTAATTATCTGCTCAACTTTTCCGTGTCTTCGGCAGGCGTCGAGAACGTTCACCGTTCCCATTACGTTGGTGTCCATTGTCGATTTTGGATTTTTGATTGCCTCACCTACCTGCGACTGCGCGGCCAAATGAAAGACTGTCTTGCTAATTTCGGTCAAGCGGTAAACGGCTTGGAGGATCGTTACGTCCATCTCTTCGTGGAGGCACAAATCAAGTCTCCAAACGAATGCCCCCATCTCCTCCAGCTTCCTTACCAGCCATGATCCAACGAATCCGCTGGAGCCGGTGACGAGGACGGATCGATCTTTCCAGAATTCGGGTTTCATTGCTTTGCTCCAATCGAGTTAGGCTCGCGCGAGTAAATACGGGTAATTACCCCTCCACTTTCTTCATCGGGCAAGATGGATGATGCCCGCAAGCGCCTGGGTCATTGCTGGCCCCGCAATCACACTTCGGGGAGTTGTCGTCTACCGGCTGTAACGCTTCTCTGGCAAGCTTCAAAGCATCGTAGAGAACGTCGTGGTCATTGCTTGTCAGCATGTAGCCGATGGTCCAATCTAGCTGAACCAACCTCTCACAAGCTTGCTGACACAAATCCAAGTTTACTTTATCCACGGTGCATTCCCTTCCTTCCACATTTGGTTGAGTTCTGCCAAATCCTTCGAGGTATCGCACGATGCGAAGAACCCCTTGTGACGATACGCCATGAGGTCGCTCGTCTCGGCCATGTCCTTGAGAGTGTCTTCGAGTGGACCCTTGCTTAATCGATCCAGGATGCCCCTATTGAACACGAAGAACCCCGCATTGACCCATTCATCGGTTTGGGGCTTTTCCTTGAAGGAGAGGACCGTATCGGCAGCTAGGATGTAGCCTTGGGCATCGGTATAGGTTCGGTCGTTGATGTCCAAGACCCCGTACTTGGATCGGGGCTGGACGGCTACCAGGGTTGCCATGCGTCCGTGAGTGCGATGGAAATCCACCACCTCTTGAATGTCCACATTGGATAGTCCATCCCCGTAGGTGCAAAGGAAGGTGGGTTCGGTGATGTAGTCGCGCAGTCTTAACAGCCTCTCACCCGTTTGGGATTCCATGCCGGTGTCCACCATCGTGACCTTGAACGAGTCCTTTTCGTCCATTGGGTCGCCGTGGTACTTCATGGCCCCGATGTTGGAGATGGTGTAAGGATGCTGCATCATCGGGTACTCGAAGAAATAGCGCTTTATCATATCGCCCTTGTAGCCCAAGGCCATGATGAAGTGGCGGTAGGATCTAAGCATGTACCCTTCCATAATGTGCTTGATGATGGGCTTGTTGCCGATCTCGACCATGCATTTGGGCTTGTATTCCGTCTCCTCCCTCATCCTAGTCCCTAGGCCACCACATAGAATTACCGTTTTCACTGCCTGCTCCTCTTGTTGAATTCCATTGCCAATCGATTCAATTCTAGCACGCACTCATGCCAGTCCTCGACCATGATTTGCTTGAACCGCATGCCGATGGGCAATGATGGGCGGCAATCGTGAGCGGACTGCCACATGTCGCTGGCACACCTCACACAGTTGTCAATCGTCTTGGAATCCACTTGAACGAAGATCATGGTTAAGCATTTCTTGTCGCGCGAGTAACGGAGTCAAAATCGGCCATCGCCCTGTCACGGGTGGAATACCTACGCTGGTTCCCCTCCTGTGTGCCTTCGGTCAGAGCGTTGAATATGGTTGGGGGCAATTCGTAAATGCAATCGCTTTCCGACTCCGCAAGATACCACACATAGGTATCTGCCAGCACCCCCACGCTATAGAATGGCTCCTTGACCTGACTCACGATCTCCGCTTTCGGTTCCGATTCCAAGGCGGAAAGAACCGCATCGGCGTAAGCCAATCCCTTGACTGCGGCATCCTTGGGGGATAGCCCGGAGTAGATGATCGGCCACATGAACTGCCTCACCAAATCGTATCGTTGCTCTTCTTTGGTCATGACTTCTCCTTGAGCTTGATCCCTAGTGCCCTGCACAGACGCCGCACATCTCCACGGGTCGGATTGTCCTTGACGACGGATGTTCCGATTGTCAAGCACGGAGCAAGATTGCCACACGCAGGACACCATGCCAAATCTAGCCCAGACTTAGACGCCAGCAGCAATGCGTATCTCTTCCAGGGGCAAGGCGGCAGGTGCGGCCCAAACATTGCTTCCAACCATTCTTCTGTTACAGGCTCACCGTCATCTAAGAGGTGTTCGGCTAGATGCTCCTTCGCCAACATCACGCCAGCGTTGTCGTACCGATTGCTAATGCTATTTTTGGACATGAGCAGCTTAGCCGCCGCTCTCAATTCTTCGCTCATTGAATCCCCCCTTTCAGTAGCTCAACGCACCAGCAACCAACAACGTGCCGCACAGGGCGATTGCCTGTGCCGTTGCAGTCATCACATCTCTGTTTACATTGCAAGCGATCATCCTCGTCGTAGAATCTAGCCCCCTCACCATCGCAATGCGGACACGGCTCCGTCCCTCGCAGGTGATCCAGAATCGCCGCCTCCGCACAGCCCGCTTCCTCAAGAACATCACCAAGGATCGGCAGCATGGCCCATTGCGGTTCATCGCGAGGGATGACATTGGTTCCTTTGCATTGCGGGCAATATTCGTCGCACAAATGAAGTTCCAATTGGTTGCCACTCGCAACAGTATAACTCGGAACCGGGACGGTCCAACGATTCTCGTTGTCGCACTCTTCCTCCATCATCGCACGAATCAAGTTCGGGATGGTGGCGTTGTTCCAGGTGAGCCATGCGGGGTCAAACTCAATCGAGTTGGGTGGCTTTTCTTCCCACAACCATTGAGGAATAGCCACATTACTCCTCCAGAATTCACCTTCACGGCGCACGATGGGCCGAAATGGATTCCCGATGATCTCACGGAGAATGTCCGCGCGAAGTTCCGCAGGCAATAACTCACGGAAGTTGCACCATTCCGCAAATCGACCTGCATCCGCCTCTGCCATATTGCCAGGAACGCCTAATGCCTCTCTGCACGCCTCCACGAAGAACCGCATCTGCCGTTCCGTTACCCGATCACAGATGAAGGCGTGCATTGCCTGCGGATCGGTCGAAGATAACCACTGATTCTCCGTCATGACTTCTCCTTCGGGCAATCGCAAGCCATGTTGTCTGCGTACCTATTGCAGCACACGGATTTCAACGCTACTTGTTTGCCAGTCACTTCTGGAGGCGGATCGTCTCCACGTCGGTATTCGTATCCAGGTGGTGGAATAAACTCGTGTCTGATGTTCCTACCGACCCAATCAATACCCTCAGTGGCACGCATCCAATAATACCCCGCTGGAAGTTTCTCATGTCCAGGTGGAGGGTACAACTTGTTGCGAATGTAGTCGATGACACTGATCTGGTTCATGTCCTTGACAACAAGGTAACTGAGGTTGTTGCAAACCACGCCAAGTACCCGCTCACGCTCGGACTCATCCCGCTCCTTCTCGCGGGATTCGAGGGCGGCAATAATGTTTTTAGTGAACGGCTCGTTTTCTTTAACAGTTTCACGTATCGTCTTCATTGCTTCTCTTTTCTTAATAAGTCCCACGTACCTTTCCGCATCCGATTTGTTGGTGGATATACCAACCAGTTCTTGACACGGAGCATCCGAATAAACACACCACATGCCGCTGCCGTTTGGTCCAATAGTCATGACACGTTCCTCCCCACGAATGCCAACGTCCACCACACGAACAATGATACACCACCTCCGATGAGCATCTGGCCCACGTCTGGGTATCCGCCCATTGCCCTACAAGCGGAGAAGATTAGAATCATGCCCCATTGATTATCGTCGGGTGTTTGCCAACTCATGAAGTGATTTCCAGTCGCGCGAGTAAAAATGAATGGGTCTTCCGTGACCCGAAGTCCCCCAATCCTCAGTTGCTCTGGCCGGTTACGATCCGGCTCCGTTTGCTCAAACGTATTAGCTTTCGGATAGGCAGGCAAACGTATTCCTGCACTTGCGTGTCACCATCCACGCCGCAGAGCAAGCAGCCGGATTCTCTCCATCCGGCGTAAGTCACGCCATATTAATTTTGGGTTGCATACCCGGCTGTCCCGCTAGCAGGGACGCATCTCTTCGGCGTTCAAGTTTCCGCTTCCATCAATGCTAACGTAGTCAACGTACCTGACACTGACCGTTGCTGCATCCACCGGAGAAGATTCCGGCCACTCGATGCGTAACCGCGCGGATCGGTTGAGCATTGCTCGCACCGCATCCACCACGGTTGGCACGTAGACGCTGGAATAATCGGGCCTCTGCTTCCGTAGAAGCAAACGCTGACACTACGGCTACTGCACAAATCAAAAACAACATACGCATACCAAACCTCCTTGAAAAAGGGCGAAACAAAGCCCAGCCGCAACGAGCGGACTGGGCACGCACCGCAAGGAAATCCTTGCTCACCTCAATATCCTTTTAGCGTCTGTTCCACCAACGCAATCAAGTCGTCGCTAATCGACTCATTCGCATTCTTGAAATTTCCTCCAGCATTCTCGTACTCCGCAAAAGCAGAGTTGTAGGAATCAATCGCCTCTCCCCACTTTTCCAAGGCATACGATGCCGCCGCCGCTTCCACATGCGTTGTACCCGAATCGATGCATCCATCACCGGCAACAATGTATCCATCACACGACGCTACTTGTGTATCGAGCTTCGTGAATGATAACCCCAAGAAGAACGCATCCGTCTCGTTCAGACAGCCCTTGACGGCGAGATACTTGGCATATGACGCCGCGATCCTTGCCGTCTGGAAGTCACGGCTCTTCTTTGCCCCAGCCATGTAATCCACCGCACTAACCGCAGAATCGCCAGCACTCTTTTGGGCAGCATCCGCCCCAGCCTTCGTTGGTGGGACCATCGCCACAACTAGAAACGCGCACATTAACGAATTCATCTGAAACTCCCTTCCTAAAGAAACTCAAAACTAGTCAATCTCTACTATCCCATCGTCTGTTATTCCTTCTCCTTAGGTATTAGCCACAACGCAAGGTGTCTTCCTTCACTCCCATTATCGCATCCCTCACCCACCGCTCCGCCTCCCCTTCCGTGACATGCTTGCTAACCGGCTCCGTGGCGTCAATCGTATCACGGATGGCCACGAACTTGATGCACTCCAAGTCCACCCTTAGCACCACCCACTCCCCATTGCGTTTCTCCACACGGTAGGGAATGCGGTATCCAATGTTGACGGCACGGGGCATAATTTAAACTCCATTCTTAGTCGCGCGACCTTAACTGTCTCACGCAATCCAGAACTGCTTTGTACCACGTTCGCCCACCCATAAGGCCAAAGCACATGCCAGGACCATGTCGTCATGCTCGGCTTCCCGCCACACGTCGGCGGCATCGTCCCCCGCCTTGTCCTTGCGAATCTCGTACTTGAAATTCTCGAACTCCTTGAGCAATGTAGCACATGAGGGTATCCGCTTCTCGATTGACAGCCTGCCCGTGCCCATCAAGGCTTGCAACACTGATACCAATTCCTTCTTTGGCACTTTCCACCCCGCTCCATCAGGATTTACCGTGTTGCCTCCAGTAATCGATATGGGACGGATACTAGCCCGATGAAGTGAGGTTGCTTCCTTCTTCATCTCGTTGACCACGATCTCCAGTACCGCATTGCCCACCCCGGTCTTATCCACGGCCAGGATGGTTCCTCCTAGCCCGCCTTGCTCTACTGGCTTGCTATACGCTTTGGCCAACCATGAGGCGATCTTGTAATAGTCCGTACCCAACTCCCATCGGTCCATGCGGATGAGGTTGTACTTCCAATCCCGCTTCTGATTCCCGAATACGGACAAGGGCTTGATTGCGGATAGCGAGGTTGTCTTGCTCCCACCCTCATCCACCACCACAACACCCGGATTCTTGACGATGGGACGTGTCCGCTCGAATACGGCGAAGGCAGTGTAGTCGGAAATTTTTCCGAGATCACACCCGCTGATGATTTGTCGTTCAGTCTCTTTGGGGGAATCGCTCATCGGTTGTTACTCGCTCGAGTAGGTACGCCATTCCAAGGGTAGCCTAGCGACCCGAAGTATACGCCTTCTGGCACCGGCAACTGCCTTGACCTGAGCCAAATGGAATTCAAGCTCCCAGCGGTGTCGTCGATGAAGATGACTTTCTTGTTTTCGATTACGCACAGTTCCAATGCCTTCGTCCGTGCTTCTCTTTCAACTTCGTAGCATAGGACTGGGATGCCGAACAATCTAGCGTCAAGCCAATTGGGCTGCTCAATGTCGCTTGAACCAATCGTCTTAATCACAATGTCCAACCCCTGCTTCGATGCCACGATGTAATCGATCTTGGCTAGAGGGTTCTTGGCCATCTCGTCCTTGACCTTGTTCATCGTCTCCATGAGCTTAGCGTAGTTCCAATCAGACGTGGAGTTGCTTGTCGTCGTTGTGCAGGTATCCACAATAACTCTCCTACTCGAAATAGAGTTTGTACGTCCACTCGTCACCGCCAACCTGTTCCACCCTCATGCACTTCTTGTCAGGAAAGAATGGATGCGACTGCCCTATTATCAAGGCGACTTCAAGATTAGAAAGACGATGATCGAACCTAGCCAAGGAAGTCATCTTGGAGTTCGATAAGTGATGGCCGACTAGAACTGGCTTTCTGTTGTCCACCAACTCATAGGCAACGTACCCATCGTGTTCCTTACCATCGTCCTTGAAGGAAAGACCGTGATCGGCCAGAGCCAAGTTCACTGCCCGCATGATGTCTTCAGCCGAGTCATCGTATTGAATCTTAAGCCACATACTTCACCCCCGCCTCTTTCATGTCTCGGTACAGGTCCGCACCACTTCCACCCACTTCGACCTCTTGTGTGATCGACTCAATCTTGTGGTTCTCATCCAGCATCACCGTTACCCGCCACAGTCCAGACGGCATCAGTTGTGCTTTCATCCTTCCAGCCTTTCTAGTAGGGCGTCAGCGTACAGCACCGCATCTTCCGCCACTACTTTAGGGTCGCTATCGTTCAATTCCCCTGACAATAACCCTTGCATTGCGGCTACGGCAGCCTCGAACCTCATTCTAGTGCGGTCTCTCTCAAGCCGTTCCTTGCGGATGTTGCCCCACTCTATCATTGTGTAATCACCACTGCTCATGATCGATTCTCCATATGTAGTCGCGAGTTGTGCCTTCATTTGCATTTCCTCCATTCCCACCGAACCACTCCCGTCGCTGGGTCGCATACATACGCAGCGGCCCCGGGTTCGATTGCTTCGGATTTGAACTGATGCACCTTTACCTCGTTAGAGTGGTTGACGAACATTCCCGTAGCTACCATGCCCACAAGAGCAATCGTAAAGGCAAAGGCTACCCAAGCGATTGTCGGTGTTGACCCTTCCATAATTCACTCCCATGTATAGTCGCGCGAGTGAGCTTCGCTTAAAAATCATTCAACGTCACGATTGGCAATGTGTTCTTCCGTCAAGACGCGAACGCTCACGTCTAAGAACTTAGTTCGTGCTTCATTCGTCAGGGTCCACTTCTGGCCGTCTTTGGCGAACCAGCCACACATCAGGGCGTCCATTGCCACGGCTCCGGTTAGGTGAAGGCGTGCGGCGATGGATTCAACGTCTTGAGGACCATTGAAAGCGATGAGGCAGGCAATCAGCTTGCGCACTTCCAATTTGTAATCCACGATGCCGCCCTGCTCACGCACCACCTCTTCACGGCTGGTTGACGTGGTGGTGGCGTTGAGCATGTCGATGATTAGCTTTGCAGACTTGGTATCGCCGCCCTTGGCCTTATCGACTTGCACGCCCACGATCTCCTGCATGTCACCCTCGCTCACCGTCTTGAGCATGGTGTAAAGCAGATTCTTCCGTAGTGCGTCAATGGCCGACACCGGAACGGATTCCGATATCTCAGACAACTTCATTTTTCCCTTGCTCATTTGCTCGACCCTCCAGTATTTTCAACGACTTAATGCTAAGTTGGTAAAGCCTTTTGTTTCCCGATTCCACCCTATTCAACAAATCTTTGTCAAACAAATGCTTGATGCCCCTACTGGATGTCAACACAGTTATTTCCAAGGCGTTAGCTATGTCTTTTACACTTGCTGGCAGACCAATTTCAGCGAATGCGTTCCAAATTCTGACAGCATTGTACTTTGTTCCTTCAGGTAATCCGGATCTTTTGGCGAACTTATTAACCACCTCACGGTACTCATCTCTGACCTTTTTGGTGGAGCAGTACTTGCAGTCAACTCCCCTCCTTAAGGAAGCTCCATCTACTTCTTTAATTTCTTGACAGCCTTCACATTGGCATACCCACAGTATAGACTTACCTATCTTCCTGCTTTTTGCTATCACTGTTCGGCTTCCAAACTTTCTCCCAATCATGCCTATCTTTTTACACTCGCAACACGATTTTCGGAGACCTTTTAGTAAGTAGTCACACCTGATTTCTTTAACGGTTCCGCATTCGCACTGACACACCCAATGATCTAAGCCGTATTTTCTTTCTCCTTTGTGGAGAACTGTCCATTTCCCAAACTTTTCACCCGTCAAATCCCTTCCCATGCTACACCCCGATTCTACTCGCGCGACTACACATGACTTTTGGCAAACGGATTTATGACCTTCCTGAGCATCGCCGCCACTTCCTCTTCGGTCAATCCAAAATGGATGATGACGCTCTTTAACGTCCATGTCTCAAACACATCATCCCAATTTCGGTCGAACCAGTCTTCTTTCTTCCCACGCTTAGTGGCCTTTCGGCAAGCCCAGACGAACCTGCGTTTTTGGTTGAGAGTGATCCTGTTCTTACAAAACCCAGCCATCTCAACCAAGTTCGTTGATGTTTTCCATTCTTGCTCTGTCATCTCATTAGCCCCTACAGTCGCATCCCCTCAAATTCCTTCTCCAGAATCTTCGTCTCGGATAGAAGGAACTCTTTGAGGAGGTTGAATAATCTTCGCCTCGATGAATCCGATTGCAGGTTCAAGTCGAATCTCTTTCCGTCTGCCCCAATATGCACCTCCGCGCTAACCCATTTCTGGGTGTCGGAGGTGAACGGCATATCTCGTAGATTCTTGATATCTGCAAGAATGGTCCGCCCGGCAATGATCTTGTCTTGGACCGCTTCCATCTCTTCAATGGTCATTTGAATTCCCCTTTTGTTGTTCGATTCACTCAAACCACAGCTTCAAGGGTTCCTGCGTGTCCTTGACCATTGCGTGGATGAGGTCATGAGAGAACACGGAGTTAACCGACGACAGGAAGCTGCATCCATACTCTTGATTGAACCACATTTCCCCCAACTCGGCACGCTCTTGGGCCAAGAACTCCTTGGATATGCGTGGGCATTGCTCGGCTGTCACTTGAATGATTTTCCAGTATTCCTTCTCGCCCTTGGCCCTTGCCTCCATCGTCTTATTGTAAGCTTCCCAGAACCATCCGCGCTTCCCGAAGGGAGTGGAGGCTGCTACCAACCGTCCGGGCCTGCCATGCACTTGCTCGGTCACGGTGAGGAAGGGCCTGGCTACCGATAAGAGGTTGTCGGGTACACGAGCGGCCTCATCGATGATGAGCAACGTCACCGCACTAAAGCCAACGATGGTATCGGGATTGCCTGGGAGGGAGGTGATTCTAGCCCGGTTAGGGAACTCGTGGGTCAACGCCTTTTCCTTGACCCCGGATAGCTCGTAGGAACCCGATAGAGCCGCAGCATCCCACCCCTCCTTTTGGATGGCGGCATCGTCCTCCCTCACTTCCTCAACGATGGTCTTGGGCTTCCAAGACTGACGACGCAAGACTCGCCCCCCGGTGAGTCCGCGCCATAGTTCCTTGACCTTCCTCAGTAGCTCGACCGATTGCCTCAAGGATCGGGATAGGAGTAGGATTTCGGCATGTGGATGCTTGATTGCTTCCGCCAATGCCATTGCCGCGATGACGCTCGACTTGCCCCCCTGCCGTGTGCATAGGAGCATGGTCTGGATATGATCCGAATTCATGACCTCTCGCTGCCAAGGGTCAATGTCCGGCATGAGCGGATACATCACTCGGCAAGGGTCTTCACGGATCGCGCGTTCCAAGCTCTTGCCGTCATCCCATACCGACAACTCCTTGTACACGTCGGCCCAGGCATTGCCCTTGCCCTTGAACTTGTCGGCTAGTGTTTTCATCCTTCGAGAACCTTCTTCTCCAAGATGTCTTTCATTTTGGCATCGGCATTTGCAAAGACTTTGAGAGAAATAAACTCAGGGATGCCGTGTTCCTTTTCTAGTCTCTTGGCTTCCCTGGCCGACAATTCTTGGAGGGCTTTCCAAGCGTATTCCAGCCTAGACCGCCGCAAGCAATTCAATTCGTCTTCAATGGGAATGCTCATGATCGCTCCTAAATGATTTCTAGTCGCGCGACTGTAACTCGCTTGGCTTGCTCTCAATGGGCACTGGCACGATTTGGATGGTCCGTTGTTGTAGTGCGCGGAGCAAGTCTGGATGTTGACCCAATACGTCCTTGGCCGCTTCCTTGAAGGCCCGAACCAATTCCAAGGCTTGCTCCAAGGTGATCGTCCTATCCTTCGTTTCGTCTAGACCTAGCAGCTCCCTCTCGGCCTTCAAGGTGTTCATGATCGTGGTCAGATAGGTATTCTCCGGCAGCCTTCCCTCGATGGTCACGATCCGCTTGATGCGCTGTTCGGAACACTCCAAGCCCTCATCCTCCACCACCGCATACTCGGATTGCTCCTTGAACGTATCCTTCTGACTCCGGTCATAGGCCAACCATGCCTCACGCCTAATGTCCCGATATTCCTCCAGCTTGGCACGAACCTTGGCCGCGCGGTCCTCAACCTCTTGCCTCTTGTAGTCCTCCCGAATCTTCTTCAAGTAGACCGAGATCATCGGTTGACTCAGGTCGAACCCCTCTCGGAGTAGCGCATCCTTGATGTCGAACTGCCCGAACCCCCTCCGGTCCATCTTGGCAATCAATGCCCTGACCTGGCTCCGTTGCGTCTTCGTCAGTTTGTTTGCCTTGCTTGCCGTCATAATGCCCTATGTATAATGCGATTCATTTGTCGTCGGTCATTGCTAGTCGCGCGACTCTAAACGTCGTTAAAACAATCCGCCCACCGCATGTTTTCTTTCCGCTTCCTCAAATCTTAGTCTACGCTCGTGTGCGGCTTGCGTGCGTTGCCTTGCTATCTTGCAATAATCCTCATGCACGTCAATGCCGATGCACAGCCTACCCGTATCCCTTGCCATTTTCGTGGTGGTCCCCGATCCCACAAAAGGGTCCAGCACCAAGTCCCCAACGTTGGACCACGATAGGATGTGGTCGCGTGCTAGGGCTTCTGGAAATGGTGCAGGGTGTTCCGTTAGTTGAGCCGGTTGCTCTCTCCAAACGTTGGTACGTTTCCCGTACTTTTTCCTAACCACGATTCTTGATTCACTCGACTTATCAGCCCTCAAATTGCAGTTCACTTTGACCTGCCCGTTAGAAACTACGTTAAGGCGATCTTCAATTAGATTTAGAGACTTGGGCTTCCCGTTGGACATGACGAAAACGTATTCAAAGTTCTGCCCATAGCAATCTTGACTACCTAACGCTCCGCTGCCAGTCTTTTCCCAAATCATCGTGTCGTGCAACCGCAGCCCGCATACGTCCTTGAAGTGCAGGGCTTGGCGGAAGCTGGTTCCCGTCTCGCTGCCGTCAATCGTGGCATCGGCCACCACCCATACGATGACTCCACCCGGCTTAAGAATGCGAGTCAGTTGCTCGGCCACGCCCTCGAAGTTCCACGAATGCCCCCCATAAACACGAAGAGAATCGTAGGGCGGGCTAGTCACCACCAAGTCGATGCAGGCGTCTGGGAACGTCTTCATGACCTTGACGTTATCCCCGCACACGATTTGATTCAGCGGCAGCCTTGGACGTATCGGAGGCATTAGAGCACATCCCCCTCACACGGTTCGTATTCGTCGTACACCTCGCCCGTGCCACTGCATGTGCCGCACTTAACTCCCACACAGCCATTGCAGCACTCTCGGCAACCAACCCCCTTACACACAAGACATTCTCCCTTGATTACGGCGTAGCCCTCACAGTCGGGGCATTCCTTCATTGGCCCGTTGGTGTAGGGGTTTTCGTCCCCAAATGCTTCTAAGCTCATCGTAGAATCTCCTCTAGTCTAGCCAGCTTGTTCTTGTCGCCGTGGTAACAGAATAGTTCGAGCAGCTTGTATTGCAGGCTGATGTATTTAGCAACGGCAGTGGACCTGCTCAACATTTCTAGCCCATCCACTACGGTCGTTCCCACATGCTCGACTCCCTTGATCATTAGTATGGCTTCACGGATGACTTCGGCTTGATCTTCACCGTAGTCCTTGTCTAAAACAACAGTCAAGTTTCGCACCTTGTCGCTCATGATGCCTTCTCCCTTACCGTTAGCGTTACTCCCGTGCCATCCCAGTCCTCTACGATCCATCCTATACCAAAGAATCAGCGGGATTGCGATGCCAAGAGATTGGCCCCCACCTTGATGGCGGATAGCTCCACATCCGTAACCGTAGTCGCGCGAGAAGAAACGCACTTCACGACGATCTTGGCACGCTTCTTGTTTTCGTCTCTATCCAGCTCGATCAAGTGTCCTGCCACGGTGCGCGATAGTCCGGTGTAGATCGACATGATTCGAGCGTCCCTTAAGGTCTTCATGACTAGCGTAGATTTCATGTTGCTCCTCCATTTGAACCTGGCTCGTTTAAGTATAAGCCGGAAGGAGAGGAAAGTAAACGTTACGGTTCGGCCCAATCTACTCGAACACATCTGCCGTGTTCTCAAGGATGCGTATCAGTTGCGGAGAAATGTGAAACCTCTCCGCGTTCTTCTCGATGCTCTTGCGAATGTTTCCGTCATTGTGTCGCAACGTTGCCGCCTTCCAGTCGCAAAACATTTCAATCAAATCAATGAGGTTCATGTCCTCAACGCCGTTCTTGAAATGCTCAGGGTGATGACGGTTGTGAGCGTAGTGATGCTTCAACGCTGGTCCAAGTGCCTTACGGAATTCGTCGTACTCCGCGCTGCCGTAAGTGCATCCTGCCAGCTTGGGCGTGTACTCCGTGAATAGGGCGACCTCCGGGTGATCCAGCTTGCTTTCGTCGTGGGCTTCCGCACGCCTCATCAATTCGTGGATGATCCGATTCACGAAATGCTGCACCTTCTGAATGTGCAACAACGTTTCATAATTCGTGGCCCGCTCTTCTAGCGTCAACATTTCTTGCTCCTCAAAAAGAATTTCCCCGATTGCCCTTGCCACTATCCTATCGCACACACTACAATTGTTATGTACGACCTTAAGATGGCCAGGGGGACGCACACACAACAAAAACACCATAGGTGTTTAGGATTCAGAAAAAATCAGAAACCACACATCCGCTAACCAGTCATCCACCGCCTCAATCCATTCCTTCATAACACCCTCCTAGCTGAGTTCTACTCGCGCGAGTAACGTAGTCCATACATCAAAACGGGATATCCCCATCCACCTTGGGATTGGGTGGGGCTAGGCAATCCTCGAATCGGTAGACGTTGCCTGCATCATCGACCAATGTCTTTTCATTCTTGACCCAATCCTCTGCCAAGCGGATCAAGGTCGAGTCTCTGGGCTGGGCATCCCCGATTAACCCTAACTTGTGCAGCATGGATGCCAGTGCGGTCCGTAGCCGTTGCTCGGTTAGGAACTCTCGGAACTTCTCACGGTTGATCGGAGGCATCACATGTCCTTTTCGGGCTGATGGTATTTGCCGTAGAGCAAGCACTTCCGAATCCATCTGCCCACCCATTTGGGGGCATGGCTAGAGCAAGCCTTGGGGTTGGTCTCTTTTAGCCAGTCTCCCGTTCCGTAGAGGTCCATCGCCATCTTCTTTAGCACGGCTTCCGACAACCCTTTGACGACTGCCCACTTGCACGGCATGAGCGTGAGGGCGTATTTGTCCCCATCGTCGTCCTCGTTCTCGTGGATGAGGAACGGGCCGAACATGATGCCTTCCACTTTTCTAGGAAAGGATATGCCATCCCTGTTCATCAGGATTTCCGCCTCACCCTTCCGCCAAAAGCTCGGCATGGTTGCTCCTAGAACGGTATCGGTTCTTCGACTTTTACTCGCGCGAGACTAACTAGACCATCGAATACGCGATGGCAGCCCTTGCACATGGGTCGGTAGCAATCGGGGTTCTTTAGCACGTCCCGATATCGCCTATCCAAGCCTCTGCTAGGACCCTTGAGGCCCGTGGGCTTGACGTGGGCGGCATGCTCGGAGGGTTGCTTGCAGAACACGCATTGCACCCCGATGAGCGTCAATGCCCTAGTCTTGAGCCGTTGCCGATACGTGCGGTTCCTGTCCTTGCCCTCAACCATAGCTGGCAACCTCCGCATAGAGTCGTGATAGCCGTGGGGTCAATCGCCAAGCCATGCGATTGCCGTGGGCCTTGTCTTGCCATAGTTCCACCGCCCCTAGCTTACGCAGGAATTGGAGTAGCTTGCGTTCCTCTTGACTTGATTGGCTGGTCAGGATGGCCAAGGCACGTAGCTCCAAGCCTTCATCCCCGGCTTCGTGCAGGTACTTGACGATCTCGGTGGTACGCCCACTAGAGGTGTCCATCGCACACTTGACCACGATTTCTAGCACCCGCTTGTCTATCGTGGTTTGACCTCGTGCCGCAGCCAGGCATATGGCCAGCCTAGCATATTGCTCTACCAATCGCGCGGAGAATTCCCTTTCCGTCTTCTCCTGTTGCTTGAGCGATGGCCTGGCACGTAGGTATGCCGAGTACGTGGCTAGGTTGACGATCTGATTGGCTACGTATTCATCCGTTTCCACGTTGGACAAAAGGAACTCGGCATTGTCGTGGAGGTATTCGATATAGCCCCCGGTCATTTGCATCATCTTAACCATGTCTGGGTTGAGTTGGGTGGTCATGGTTCCATTGGAGCGAGTCTTGACGTTCTTAAATGCGCGGTTTACCACGCTCATATTGATTTCCCGTTCCAAGTCTTCGTCGATGCCCTCCATCATGATGCAATCCACGAACCTAGCCCCTAGCTCGTTCATGTCCGATCCGGCCATGCCCGAACCAGTGCCGCACATGATCCACGTCATGTTGATGCCTTCGGAGTCCATGCCCATGCCGTTGCGATAGTTGGTCCTCGATACGCGGTCGAATAGATCGCGTGCTTCCCCCATGATTTGAGGCCAATTCGGGGATTTCACCATGCTATCAGCATCCTTGGTAATGAGCGTCTTGCCCTTCAATTCGAGTACCACGCTCTTATTCGTGCCGCTATCGTCCCGATGACCTGAGTGAAATCCGCGCATGGTTGACAGGGCTTTGACGTGGGTCTTGTTGGTGGAGAGGGCTTCGCACAAAGTCGATTTGCCGCAGTTATGGTTAATCACGTTCCCGGCCCAATAGGATTCCAGCAACGGCACATGGAAATCGTAGTATTCCCGATCCTCCAAATACACGATGCTCTCGATCTCGTCGAACTCCACCAGCTTCCTACCCTCAAGGTCATCCCCTGAGATGGTCGGAAGACGGTAAACGCCGGATTGCCGAAGCATGTCGGAAACGCTCACGTAAGAAGTCCTATCCCAAAAGCGATGACCCTCAGTAACGTCCATCGTCGTGCCGGATTTGAACGTCACCCGATACATCGGAGCCGGTGGATAGACGGCAGGTGGTAGGGCTTGAGCAACCCCCATCGTGCCGTCATCCCTCTTGCTCCACACGAAGAATCGTTTGCCCAATTCGTAGCGTTCCTTAACCGTCTTGGTAGTACCATCCATAGGGTCATAGATGGGCGTATCCCCGTCCAAACATGAGGGAGGCCCGATCAGGCGAATCCACAGTTGGGAACCCACCGACCCCGTGCCTAGAATGGCTGCTAGACACACGCTAAAGCCCCGGTCTAGCCCTTCGGTCCATTTCATGGCCTTCTTGCACACCTCGACCAGTTCTTCCCAACTCTCGCAAGGCAAGGTCTCCATCTCGACGGAGCCGCTGCCATTGGCATTGCCGTTGGGCTTGCGTCCACCAATCACCCAATCATCGGGAATGGGCTTGATGCGGTCCATCAATCGTTCAAGTAGGCGTACTCGTATCGCAATCGTCATGTCGAATCCTATTGGAAAAGCGAGTTCTCTGATCGTCCCTTATGTGCCTCTTCCGCCAGCCGCAACCGTTCCATCCTATCCCATTCCTTTTGCATCCTCTCGGCAGCGATCTTGCAGTACTTCTCCTCAATCTCGATGCCGGTGAATTTCCTTCCCAGCCTGATGCAAGCCACTCCGGTGGTCCCCGATCCGGTGAATGGGTCCAAGACAGCCCCTCGTACTGATATGCCAAGCAGCTCTAAAATTAGGCTAAGCGGTTTTGTATGGGGGTGGCCTGTCTCAGATGTTGTTCCTGACTGACCCTCCAACGTTCTGAAGACGCAAGAGCGTTCTACGTTTCTGGTTGGCCACTCTCCTACCAAGAATATCGGTTCGGCGTCCCTACGTAGACCAGTTACCGATCCAACCAATCCAGAATCAGGAGGCTTATGCCATACGCATACCTGCTTCACTCTCAACGGATAGGGTGCGTAGAAAGAGCCAAAAACTATACCTGGAAAATCCAACATTCCCAACACGCTATCTCTTAGTGAGGTATCTTCGTCCCCTAGAATCCCTGAGTGAGACTTGCTAGCCCGCTGATTGTTTGTGCCACGCTTCCAAGCTATCCCATACGGTGGGTCGGTGACAACGGCGTCCACCTTGCCTAACAGGGGCAGAATCTTGAGGCAGTCGCCGTGGTAGAGGACGTGATTACCGCAAGGGCTTTTCCAATACGGTTCTGGGAGTCTGGGTCTAATTGGAGGCATTGGTATCATCCCTCGTGATTATTCTTGCCGCTCAGCCAGTCGCGCACATCGTAGCCATCGGGGAGAGAGGGATCATAGCCCTTGCCTTCGCCCCAGTCCAGGTATCTCAATTCACTAGGCTGTCCATCCGTGGATTTGGAAAAGAGCTGGGCTATTCGTTTCATGCCATCGTGTCCCGACATGGCCCCATTCTCGCGGGGATGATCACTATCGTAAAGCATCGTCATCTGTTTGCCCGTGAATAGCGTGGCCCAATGCTCGTGGAAGGTGGTGGCTCCCGGTGCGGCCAAGACGTTGATATCGGCATAGAGACTAATGGCATCGTTGGCCGTCACTTCCAGCTTGCCGTCGTCGTTCTCCTTGCAGTTCTTTAGCACCTCGTAGATCGCCATGCCATCCCATACGCCCTCAGCTAAATAGACCTGGGATTTCTTGGGGGACCACAGATGCCTGCCAAGTAGCCCGTGACCCATGCCGGGGGCGGTCATGAGCGTTCTAGGGCGTCCCACGTAGCGGTAGAGCGTGACCATCTTGCCGTCCGCATTCCACCCCGGTATCACCCATTCCCCCGTAATGGCCGACCGACGCACCCCCCATTCGACTAGGGTGGAGGTGTAGAGCAAGCCCCGATTGTCCCGCAGCTTTTCCCAGTCCTTGTCGATCTCTTCGCTTGAATGCTCCCACAGCTTGCGGACAAAGGTAAGAGGGTTGCCCCCCTTGATGACCTTGCCGTTCTCCGATCCCTCATTGCACACGAAGCAACGCCATAGACCCAAGCTGTCTTCCTTGAGCGAGACGCTAAATTTGTTCTTACCGCAGAAGGGGCATTCCCCCATTGCCTGACCGTTACTGTTCTCTTGCAAGTCCATGCCGTGGAATTCGTAGACGGCCAATGGGTTGGCCTCCTTGGTCTTTACCGCCATGTCTAGCCCTCATATTTGAAGTTCATGTCTTCTATTTCAATCGCGCGTTGAATGCTGTCCATAGCCTCGACCATATCCTTACGCCAATCTTTATCCGCTCGTCCCCCACGCAGCACCTTTTTTACGGCCTGGATTTGCCCCACGTTGGTGATGCCATACGAAGAAAGTAGATCGTAGATATCGCAGGTTAGCGTCTTGCCCTTGTCCGGCCCGTTGGAGGCTCGAATCGTCTTTAGATAGGGGTTGTCCATGCTTTTCCTTTCCGAAAATGACAATCGTGCTTGTCAAAACGCGCGATTCGACGTAGAATCCTTTGAGTGTCCATTCATTCCAAGGAGCAATGCCATGCCAAAGAAAGCCGATTATGTCCTCCGTAAGCCGCAAGTCCGTATTCTGAAAGCACTTGCGAAATCCAAGTCCCGGCACGGACTAACGCGTGCCGAGATTGCGGAGGCTGCCAGCGTGTCCCCATCCATGACCGCCAACTTGGGTCCACTTGATCCCAAGCAAGTAAAAACCATCGAAGGCAAGTACGGCAAGCGGTCCCTGATGGAACTCAAGTACGTTGAATCGCGGGAGATTCCGGCCAACTTGGACGACGATACCGGAGAGGCCACCAGCTTTTATCTGCGCTATCTCATTACGGATGCCGGGAAGCAAGCACTTGAGACTCTGAAATAACCCCCTCATGTCGTCTCGTATCGCCCTTCGGGTAGGGCAGTACCTTGTATCTCAAGGCTGCCCTGGCTTTCTTGGTGAACCGTTTATTGCCAACGAACGTCACATATCGATGCTTCCCCTTCTGCTTCTTTTTGATTAACTCGGTCCATTCCAATCCCATCGCTTCCGCCTTCGTGTCAATATGCCTACGGGTCATGGACACCACCGATCCATCGTAAGGATGGAGCCAAATGGGTTCGGCGTTACCATGCCCGGTGTAAGTCCAATTCGTGGCCTGGTAGACGTAGCCCACATGACCCACATGCTCGTTGCAATCGGCGTAGCTGACCACGATCCAATCTTCCTTGCCCAACTCCCTCAAGGCTGCCCCGATCAGCTTGGAAGCGGCATTACGTTCTTTGGTGACGATGACTAGCCTGGATAGCTCTAGCACTTGCTTGGAATACTCAGGGCCGCATACCCCCTTGCATAGCGTGTAGGATGCCGGGATGGAGAAGCACACGCACCCGATTAACTGCTCGTTTCGATACAGCCCCCAGCAATACTTGATGGGTGGGGTTCTGCCGCTGTAATGATGCTTGAGAATCATTTCCTTACATGATTCCTTGCTCAGTTCCCCTACGGATGATGGACGGATTGGAGGCATGTTTAGTCTTTGCCTCCCGACGGCAAAGGTTTTCGCCCACCTCTACATCGTTGGCAGAGCGGTAGATAACTGTTTTGACCGCACTTCGTACACTTTTGCAGCTTTCTGCCGGTACGTTTCAAACCGCCCTTGCCGATCTTCTCCCTAACCTCTGGCGTCAATATCTTTCCTTCGGCATGGGCACGCTTCACGCCCTCGCTGAGTCTCCTACTTTTCTCTTCGCTTTGAATCTTCCTGACCCTTCGACAGTTCTCGGACAATAGGAGCCACCTACAATTCTCCGGTGAGTAACCCTTTTCCGGGTCTATGCGATCCACGGAGTATTCTTTGGAAGGTCGCTCGCCCATGTCCTCAAGGAAATTCTCAAACTTGTACCAGCGGTCGCAGATGGTGATGCCGTTGTAGCAAGCCTGTTTCTTTGCCGTATGGCATCGGGATATCATGTTGCTCCAGCACACATACGTTGACTTGTATTTGATGCCTAACCCTTGAGGGGTCTTAACCCTCTTTTCGACCGGCTTTCGCCAACATCCGCACGATTGCCTACCGCCAGTGGTTAAAACCCACTCTCCTAATTTGACTAGCTCGCCGCATGAACAGCGGCATAACCAGCTGCATCCGCGCGGACCAACTCCGGCCATGCCTTCCACAACGAAATTACCGAATTTCTTTCCTATCATCGACATTACCCCTTAAAGTAACCCTTGGAATTGTCTAAGCGGGCAGCCATGCAAGGACATGGTTTTCGGTGATCAGCCTAGCCCGCCGTAGATGTTTAGTATACGGATTTTCCCTCAGACCAATTGTCTTCATGCCGGGTAATCGACACCTTGAGGGGGACGCCTATGTCCTCCCCGGATTGCTCCATAATCGCCCTGATTTCTCGTGCCTTGTCGTCGTGGTCGCCTTCGGGGAAATCGAAGCCCAACTCGTCGTGAACGTACATGGTGACATAGTAGCCGCGCGGATCGTTCCTGGTCCACTCCCTAAGACGTTTATCGCAACGAATGAGAGCCTTGGACGCACACTGGCAAGCCGTGCTTTGAATGTAGTAATTGAGGGGAACCGTGGGGCTAACCTTTCCCCACGAACCGCGCTGACAATAGATGGGGTATCCTCGTGTTGGATCGACCGTCTTATCCGGCATCGTCTCCACGTAGCCTAGCTTGCTTGCCATCGCTATTAGCTTGTCGTTGAGCTTCGTATGTTCCTTGAGCCTGTTCTGAACCATCGCTTGCGCACCGGGTCTTCGGGCTGCACGATCCGCCGTACCGCTAGCCAATAACGCCCCGTAGGATAGAGCAAATCCGAACCCCTTCACGTGCTTGTACCAGCTTGCTTCGTACCGTTTCTTGAATGCCCCCTTAATGTTGCACAGCTTCATCTTGGGTTTGCCGACATACTTTCCGTCCGACACGCATGGACAAGGCATCTTCTCCACCGATTTCAAAACGCTCTTGGTTCCCGCGCAGTCTGGGCACACCATCTCATTGAACAAGTCTTCGTAGATAATGCTCGCATTCATCAGGTGGTAGCTGCCAAAGCATGGCGGATCATCGGGCCTCTCAAACAATTCGATCATCACCCGTTCTTTGGAAGCGTATGCCGTTAGCCTTAGCTCCAGGTTTTCGTAGTCCAATGAATACCATACCCTGCCCTTCGCTGGCCCAAAACAGTAGCGCACATTGGCTTCCTCGATCTTACCTATCTGTTGGGAATTGGGGTTCGAGCTGCTAAATCGTAGTGTGCTAGTACCAGTGGGGTTTAACGAACTGTGAATGCGGTCATTGACAACAAACTTCTCATAGCTATCGATGTAGCCTATGGCCGTCTGACGTTTCCGGTACTGAGCTAGGTTCTTCACAAAATGGTAAGCAGGTGATGACCGTGGTAACGTCAATAGCCAATGCTCCATGACATACTTATCCATCGACGGATTTCCCTTCTCCGTCTTCTTTGGGGATTCCAATTTGAAGCCCTTGAATATCACGTCATTGAGGGCGTTGCTACGTCCATTTTTGGGCAACTCATCCAGCTCGGTTCCTTCCAGTCCATCCGCCAGGCTCAAGCAAATGTTACGGCTGCAATCGCTCTCCTCCTTGAGCCGTGTCTTGAGCTGCTTGGTGCGTTCCCGTGAGAACGTAACCCCACGTTCCTCCATGCCCTGAATGATGGGCAGGAGCTTCATGCGTTCGGCGTAGATGGCTTGTAGTGACATGTTTCAATCGAATAATGAGTTGCGGTTGTGGTAGTTCTGCTCGGCGATCCTCAGCCTCTCCATGCGTTCCCATTCCTCTTGCAAGCGTCTAGCCGATGCCTTACAAAACTGTTCTTTTAACTCGATGCCGGTGAATCTAAACCCTAACCGAATGGCCGCTACGCCGGTGGTTCCTGACCCGCAGAATGGATCAAGTATCGTCTTGAACCCCTGAGGCAAATGTCCCAAACACCACAGCATCACGCCAACCGGCTTTTGGGTAGGATGATCGCCACGAGGCTCTTTGTTTTCTCTCAACATTCCGTTCCAGCGATACTTGATCCTACGTACTGCCTTGTCAAGATTGGTCCAAGCTAGTTCACAATCAGCGAAATCACTTTCACCATTTTCCTTATCCCAGACTAGATAGCACTTGGTTGGACCTAAGTCATAGTAGTTTCCTCCGAACACGATTGATTTACTTGCAGACGCTACCGCCTTTTCCATCGTGGCGTCGTCTATTGGTTTGTCATCCCAATCTTCGTCGCCATAATCTTTGGATATGGCCAGCTTTCCTCGCGACTTATTCTTCCCAGCAGCCTCACCAATGCCATAGGGAGGGTCCGTCACCACGGCGTCAACCTTTCCCAACAGCGGCAATATCTTCAAGCAATCCACGTGGTAGAGGACGTGGTGGCCGTCAGGGGATTTCCAATAGGGTTCCGGTAGTCTGGTTCGGATTGGGGGCATTACTTTTTCAACTCCTCTTCAATGTACATCCACAGCTTGAGCGTGTAGAGGCTATCCGTATTGGCATAGTCGCTTAGCACCGTCCACCACGGATGATCCGTAGGGTATTCCAGTTCTTTGGCAATCGCTCTTGGCAGCCAGTAGTCGGCACGCCATGCCTTGCCGGATTCAACGCCCTTGCCTTCCGCTTTGGATGAAGTCTTGATCGAAGGCATGTCTGGCAAGCCTTCCTTGGCGATACGCCAGTCCTTGAACTTGGATCGGGCCATGCGTCTTGCCTTTTGCACCGCATCCTGCAAGGCGTCCTCGTAGGGCGAAATGTCCTCACCCAAGTAGTCCAGGCACATGGCGGTTAGATCGTGGGGCTTGCTTGAATTGAGCAGATGCCCGGCCATGAGCGTATCGTGGGTCTTGTGCCACGGCCATTCGATGCCAAGACGGTGCAGGCCCTTGGCGTCGAAGCGTGAGTTATGCCCGATGAGATAGGTGCATCCGTCGATGAGGGCTTTGATTTCCATTACGTCATCGGGAGGTATGGAAACCTTGCGGGTGAGCGGGTCTACGTCCCATTCCCAGAATAGCTGCGTGCCGTCTAATTGGCAGGTGGTGACTAGGAAAGGCATTGTGCCATGAAACCAATCGATGCCCTGGGTCTCACAGTCTAGGCTTAGGTATTTCTTGGGACGTAGTGGGGGCATGCGTATTCCTTTACTTGGATTGGGCTAAGTCTTCGATTCCGAACTTAACGCGGTAGCTGTCTAACACGTCCTTCGCTTCAAACGTGCTGTATGACTCCTCTGATTCCCGCATTTCCAATGTACCTACAGCCCAAGTCAAATATTGTGCGTCCGTCTCGCACAGGATCAGGTTGAGATTGCCGAACCGAACCGGCTCTTTACCATTCTCTGACATTCGGCGTAGGAAGTCTGCCGTTTCAGGGTCCACCCTAATCGCCAAGTCAACGTCCGATTCATCCGTTGGCTTGCCGTAGACGAACGATCCGGTTACGAATGCTCCATTACCGATGTCCCCGTGGACCTTCGGTAGTGATTTCTTAGGATTCTTCTTTGGCATTTCGTTCTCCTTGAACTAAAGAAGATGGGGACGCTAGTAACGCCCCCATCGTGTCTAGTCGGTCGCGCGACTACAACTCTACTCTTCGACAGCCGACAACTCCGTGAGAGGAATTGGAATCGGCTTTTTGCCCTTGTCGAGAATGGGCTTGCCGTTGCTAACCATCTTCACCGTGCAAGTGCCGTTCTTGGTGTTGATCGTTTGGACCTGAATTTGGTCCTTGAGCTTCTTCTTCGGGTTGGCCGGATCGGGGTGGGTCCACACGTAGATGTTGTTCACCTCGACCGTGAACTCTTCCGATGCCGTGCCCTCATCGCCAGCCCGTGCCTTCTCGATCATCGCCACCACATCGTCCCAGTTGTCGGCAGCGGTAACGTCCTTATCGGGGATGCCTGCTGCCAAGGCGATTTCCGTCAAGCGGTCCACGGCGGTATCGTCACCATCGGCAGCCAGCTTTGCCAAGGCTTCCAAGTCTTCGGCCTCCGCTTCCGGCTTCGGTTCGGGGTCTTTCTTCTTGCCCTTGGTTGCCGTGGTGGTGGAGGGCTTTTCGGGTTCCGGCTCGTTCACCTTCACGTCGTCGGAGGCATCTTCCACGAAGTCCTCCAGTCCCTTCGTGCCGTACCAATTGTGATCCCATACGCCTGAGTTGGGGTAATCCTTGGTGGGTTCCTTGCTGCGGGTGGCGAATTTAAACTTGATGCACTGCTCGACTAACGTATCGAACAAAGCGTCGATGTCGGCATCGTCTTCCACGTCGTCCAAGCAGTTGGGTCCACCGAGCTTCTTGATCTCGTTGGCTGCCCGTGCCTCGTTCTCCTCTTGGGTGGCGATGACCGTGCCATCCTTCTTCTTCGTCTCGCAAAGCGGAATCATGATGTTGGTGAACAAGCCCTCGATGTTCATTTCCTTGGTGGAGTAGATTTCCACCTTGCCGTCCTTCCACACCTTCTTCACGTCCGTGGCCGTCTTCGGGCTGATGACGCTACCCTCGAAGCGAAGGAACTCCTTGCCCTGATTTGGCCCCGACTTGTACTTGCCCCGCTTTATGGAGGCGAGCTTGGCCACTCCGTCGTGGATATCCCCCGGCAGGTCGGTTCGATCAGTGCCGAAGTCGATGGGGGCCTCCGCATGTTTCTTCATGTTCGATGCGAAGGACGATTTCTTTACCTGTGCTGCCATTACTGATGCTCCTCTGAAAATGAAACGGTTGGTTGACTCGGTTGATTTAGTTTGCTAACACCCATGTTAATTGATTCTTGGCCCGGCTAGCCGAAGTGTAGGTCCATCTTGCCATATCCCATTTGCTGCACTTCTGCTCGATGACGCATACGTGATCCGCCTCCGACCCCTGGAATTTGTGGGTGGTGCAGCAATAGGCGTAGTCGAAGGGAATGAGGTTGCGGTCGTATTGCGGCTTGTTCTGGGAACCGAAAGCATCGGGGTTATACCGGCAAGTGTATTTTATCCCATCCGACTCCATCGTTAGAAAAGGCGTATCTAGTCGCGCGAGTACACCTTGCATGCCGTTGAAAACTTTGGCGTCCTTGTCGTTCTGTAGGCACATGATGCGGTCGCCCACGCATGGATCGGGACCGTAGCCCAATTCCTCCCGATAGCTCTTGTTGATATTGACGCGAGTGGCGTTATAGGCACATAGCACCTGGTCTACGTGGGGCCAATCCACGGTGTCCATCTGATGCGTGCGGATGATCCTAACCTTGCCTTCCTTGCTCTTCCACGTCCGCGCATCGTTGCCCTTACGGAGATGGTCTGCAAACCGCGCGATTTCACCGGCATTGCGATGGATGGTTTCGAGTGTGATATCGGGCTGTAACATCAGGTTAAAGGAACCATCCCCAATCGGCTCTAGTTGGCCATGATCGCCGATGACGATGATGGGCAAGCCAAATCCTGTCAAGTCATCCCACAAAGGCTTGGGGACCATGCTGCCCTCGTCGATGATGATGCCATCGCAATCCAAGTAGGGCTTGAGAAGGAATTCATCCAATTCCTTGTCGTAGTAATAGATCAAGCTATGGATAGTAGACGCCCCTGACACGCCCTTGGATCGTAGCACTTGAGCGGCCTTGCCCGTGTAGGAACAGGCATGCCATTGGTCCAACTCTTCCATCAGGGTTTGCACCAAGGTTGATTTTCCTGTTCCACCGATGCCCCCCATGATGCGTACTTGCTTTGGCGAGTGGATCAAGAAATCCACCGCCGCCATTTGCTCATCCGTCAACTCAATTCCGGTTTTGGTAATCACGTTACTTTCCCTCGATTACGGCACGTATCTTTTCGTAGCTGGGGTCGGCGATATCCTCTTCGGGTTCCTTGCTTCCTAGGGGCATGCGGAATCCCACCATGCTCTTTTCATGGGACACGATGCGAAGCATGTACTCGCTCTTGCCGGTGGACTTGGAAGTGGTCTTTTTCACCCCATTGATGACCTGTTCCTTGTACTCCATCTTCTCACGGATATACGTCTGGCATAGGTAGTCCACCGCTCCGTTGAGCCATAGTGCGGACGCCTTGCCTAGCGATGGACCCATCATTCCGGGGATGCCTTGGATCATCTCCTCTTCGCTGGTCAGGTTGTTCTCGTGGGAGAGGACAATCATGTTCTTGCCGTGAGTGCTGGCCAGCTTGAAGAAGTCGTTGACGTTCTCCTTGAAGTTCCCCGCCACGGCCCCCCAGTCCTGTTTCTTGGCCATCGCCCACGTAAGCTGCACTGGCACGTTGAGCAAGCCTAGCTGCTCCTTCAAGAGGACCATGCGAAACCCGCTGGCCTCGTCCAAGATGACCGAATCGAACTTGTCTTCCACGGCGATGACCAACCCTTCCTTGAACTCATCCGATGAGGTGATTGGTAGCCAAATCGTATCCTTGCTCGTCGATACCGAACTAGTGCCATCCTCGAAGCCCAGAATCAGCTTCTTGCCAGGGAAGGTGCAAGCGATGCGAGTCTTGCCGCTCTTGGGTATGCCGTAGATGCAGACCCGCATGCCCTTTTTGATGTCTCCCACGGGGATCATCCGGTCACGTAATCCACCCTTGCTAACCTTGTCTCCGGTGGGGTTCTGTCTTTTAACGGTCGGCGGCATTCTCTTCTCCTTTGTTGGGTTCTCGATCTAGTAATTCTCGGCGTAGGATGGGGATATCTTCGGGGGCATCGATGCCGATCCTGATGACGTTGCGGCTAATCGATATGACCTTGACCACGATATTGCCCTCCTTGCCGATGACCACTTCCTCATTTACCTTCCGTGACACGATTAGCATGATTCAGCCTCTTGTAGTTCTGGGAATAGCGATTCTACCCTACGCAGCCCCACCGTGGAACCATTGGCCAGGTATTCATCCAACTCGGAGAAACCGTGTTCCATGAGGGGGTTGTAGCATCCTAGCGGGGCATTCCAGTTCATCGGTGGGGTGGGGCATTCCTTTTTCTTCACCACCGTATCGTACCAGCAGCATAGATGCTCCAAGAACGGGTTGAGGAACGTGTGTTGGAAGAATGCCACGTCCGAGCTAGTCAAGTCGGATTGGAAGCGAACGAACCACTCGGAGGGATCGGCCTGGAAGTAGTCGGTGCGTAGGCGGTTGAGCCATGCCTCCGTGGTCTCTCCAGGCTTGTATCCGCTCTTGAGTTGCCTTGCCTCATGTTGCTTGATGGGGCAGTCCCGTCTCACGATGTTGTAGCACACTCCGCGCACAACGAATCGAGACTTGTCCATTTTGGTT